GACCGGACTACAATGTATAAAATGTCACCCCCCCCCCCGGCAAAATGTCACCCCCCCCCCGGCAAAATGTCACCCCCCCCCCCGGCAAAATGTCACCCAAACCATCAATAGAACCGTCAGGTGAACCATCAATAGAGGGTGTAAATAAAAAAATAGATTATCTCGAACACTTTACGTCGATGGAAGGAAAAGTTAGCGAAGCAACAGCAGTAAATCCAGCAGATCAATGGTTTGCGAGTAGAGACCCGGTTCTAAAAATATACGAACAAGTTATTGGGTGGGGGAATAACCAAGAGCAGAGGCGAATCAGGAGAGAAGCAATCCTGACAGGTGTAACCGAACGTGGGACAATCAATTTGGATGTCTGGAAGAATAGCATTAAAAGCAGCGTGGGCCACGGGGTTGGCCCGGCGAACATTATCCGGTTTTGGGAGGTCTACGATTGCGGGGGTGACTACAACGTATTTACGCAAAAGACCTTCCGAAGCGGTAATAACGGCAAGGGCGAGTATGTTGAGGTGGACGGCAAAAGGATTATGATATGAGCCGCCCCCTGGTTGAGTTGTGGCAGACGCTATCAGCTAAGGTCCTGTCGTGCGTGTTGGTGGATGACGGGGCGGTATTCCCGGTCCTGGAAATCATCAGAGGTAACACCGATTGGTTTTGTCCTCAGCATAGGCTAATATGGCGGGCGGTGGTCCGTTGCGTCGATTCGAGCACGCCCCCAACGGTTGAAGCGGTCATTGCCCGATGTGACGAAAGCCAAGCAGGGCTAATTAAATCGGTTGCCAACGCTTTTACCGAAGAAGACAACCGGCTATTAGTTTACAATTCCGAACAGCTAAAAGCGATTGGAATCTTGGCCGGGATACGCCAGATTGGTAAAACGTTAGCCTCCGTAGACAACGCGGAAGAGATAGACAAAGCGATTGAAGAGGCTAACGCAGCCCTGGCCGGCATCTACGCTGATAAGAACGAAAGAGACGGAACGGCGGCATCGGTTGACGGGGCGGCCTGGCAACAAATCGAGGGCTATACCGCCCCCCCCATCCCGACCGGGATAGGATGGTTTGACGAGTTAAGCGGCGGAATGTGGCCGGGCTGTAATTACTGGATAGCTGCTCCATACAAGGCTGGTAAATCCACACTGATGCGGAATGTTCTTTTACACGCGGCCTTAAAAGGGTTTTCGGTTAACGCCTATCCGGCCGAAGGGACGCGGGAACAATTTGTTCTTGATTGCCAGGCGATGTTAGCCACAAAGATTTTGTTTGATCGGTTCGGTGAGGCATACCGCTCAAAAAAGCGGCTGTCGGGTATCTTCATCCGTCGAATTTGGATGAAGCATCAAAATACCCCGGTCTTGACCCCAGACGAATACAGCGCCATTCAAGAGGCGCGAAAACTTTGGCAGATATTACCAATTCGGGTTTGGGACACAAGAGACGGGATCAGGGACTTGACGACCCTGCGCTACAGCATCAAGCGAGACAAAATGAAGCACGGGTTGTCAATGGCCTGGCTTGATTATAGCCAGTTGTTCGGCAACGGCGCATCGATTTACGAACGGCAGAGCCAAACCGCCTTGACAATCCAGGAGATTGCCCAAGAGGAGCAAATTGTTATGTGCGCCCTGGCTCAAAAGAGCGAACAGGGGATTAGGGAATCTAATGGCAGCTATACGCCAGGGGTCAAAGGCGGCGGTGATGCGGCGGCGGCGGCAGACGGTCTTTTTGTGCCTGAGATTAATCAGGAGCAGCCAGATGTTATCAAGTTGGAATTAAAACTCAGCAGGCACACCGCAACCGGAAAAGGTGCTCACTTGTTCGACCGGTTCAGCGGGTTGATTTTGCGGGAATTATCGATTAAAGGACTTGGATTATGAAAACCTTTGCAACGCTCTTTAGCGGCGGGGAATTAGCCGGGGTTGGAATGCGCCAGGCCGGCCTAACCCACCTATGGGGGATCGAGATTGATGACAAAATAGCCAACGTTGCCCGCGCCAATGGATTCCATACCATCACCGCCGACATATTGACGGTAGACCCGCATACTTTGCCGGTGGTCGATTGTCTGCACGCTTCCCCTGTCTGCACGCGGGCAAGTAACGCCAACCATTCGGCAGAGCGAAACGCAGAAGGGACGAAAGAATCACTGCTCGATATCGCAATGGGTGAGAAAGTGGCTCATTTTATCGATGTTTTACAACCGGGGGTCATTACGATTGAGAATGTCTACCAGTACAGAACCTTTAAGGCTTTTAAGATCATTCTCGCCGCGCTGAACAGAGGCGGGTATATGTGGGATTACGATAATATAAATGCTGCTAATTTCGGGGTCCCACAGACTCGTCGGCGATTGATCCTTCGAGCGGCAAAAGGGCGGCTGCTTCCGAATTTACCGCAACCAGAACGGTGGGTCTCTTGGTACGAGGCAATCGAGGATTTAATCCATACGTTACCGGCCAGTAAATTTGCCGATTGGCAGCTTGCCAGACTGCCGAAAGAGCTGTTAGACAGTCTACTGGTTGATTCGGCCGGTTATCCGGATTCAACCGGGGCGCGGGTTGCGGTGCAGCGCACATCAAAAGAACCGGCAAATACAATTGTCTCTAATTTTGACCGGCGGCAGATGAAGGCGTTTTTGGTGGAATGTCGCAATGTGGGCAATTGGGGAAGCGTTGCCAAGTTAAGAAATGATCCCGCAATGACCATAACAACTGACCACCGCCCAAGTCACACACCGCACGCCTGGCTATCAACTGGCCACGTGGTCAGTATGACGGTTCAGGCATTGGCTAGATTCCAAAGTATGCCAGATAGCTATATTTTACCCGACGACAACAAATTAACTTGCACTATCATAGGCAACGGTGTACCTTGCCTGATGATGCAAAAAATCTACAAGGGGTTAACAGAATGAGCGAATCCATAACGGTTGCCTGCCCGTATTGCAGGGTCAACCACGAAATAGAATACCCGTTTAAGTATGTCCGTTATCGGTGTTCAGCGTGTGATAAACAATTCACGCTGGCCTACAACGGTCGATGGGAAGCCCGGCGGGTTGTGAGGCCGGAAGATGTTAATAATGGGTCGAATTGGCAAAGTTTATTCAGGAAGGATTTGTAAAATGTTATTCACACCGTTAAACGCAGCTAAGGTAATAGCCGGGCTGAAAACACAGACCCGGCGAATCGTCAAAGATAATGAGTTTGCCTGTTTTGTCAACGGAAGTAATCTGGTTGAGGTAGAGACAATCGATGATGTGGGTAAGGTGCGTGTAAAATGGGTCGTTGGCAAAACATACGCCATTCAGCCGGGTCGGGGGAAGCCGACCATTGGTCATCTGAGACTCAAACAAATCAGGCGCGAAAGCTTGCAGGCTATCTCGATCAAGGAAATTTGGTTAGAGGGGTTTGGGAACAAAGAACGAAAGACGACCAATGAAAAGGATTGGTATAGCGGGTTATGGGACTCGACCAACAAAACCAAAGGCACCCGGTGGGAAGATAACCCAGACGTTTGGGTACTCACTTTTGAAGTGACAAAGTAAACTTTCTGCTTGAGCAGAAAATTAGGCAGATTAAACACATTGACAAGGATACATTAGTATGATACGATAGGGGGGAGAAAGGAGGTGACAATGGCGAGTAAACGACATATCAGGCGGCGAAGTTGTCAGAACAAAACAAGGTACGAGAAGTGCGAAGCGGCAGCAATTGCCTTCGGTCTATCAAGGCAGAAGCGGGTCCCCTACCTGCCATACCATTGCGATTTTTGCGGTGGTTGGCACGTGGGGAGACCCGGTAGGCAGAGGATGAAAACGTATCAGGCGCGTAGGGCGCAATAGCGGAGGGTTTTATGAATGACGCAGTAATAGCTTATTTTTTTCAAAGTGTTCGAGTTGCCTGTGATAGCAAATGTAACAAGGCTTGGGGAGTTAACAAGCGTCCTAAGGTGGAACTATCTGAGGCCCCAGACGATTTTGCTTTTTTAGCCGACAATGAACTGGGCGAAGCTCCGATTAATCCAGGCACAAGCGAAGGCGGTGTTACTAAGCCGCTTAACCCTGATGAATTTCCACAAAAATGGTGTGTAAGGGAGTGTGAGCGTTCGGCAATGTCTGGACCGAACGAACTTGACAACCCCCCTAAGTTGCCAGACTTTAGCAATCGAAAGTTTAACATTAAGTGGAGGGAAAATGAGTAACGTTTTTCGTCAAATTAGTAGTAATACCCGGCCGTTTATCCTGTTCGCCTGGCCGTTGGGCTGCCTGTTGGTTGGCCTGGCGGTTATCCTGATGATGGAGGATTATGCCACTTCCCGAGCCGGCTATCTGGCATTGCCAACCTTGAAGGTAAATAGCACCTGGGTAACTTTTGCCGTAGCAGCTTTGCCACAGGCCGGGCAGATCGTCCTGTTTTACATTTTTGGCCGGGATACAAAGAGGGGATGGGCGGCGGTGGTTGCCCTGGCCTTTTTCTTGGCCGACATTGGAACCGACGCCTGGTTTAAGTGCGGTGGGTCTTTGTCGCTGGTCCCACTGGCGATTGTAGAAAGCCTGTTTATCTTTACCCTGGGTTCAGAGGTCCTTTTTACCATTGCGGTGGGGTTTGTCGCTGAGGCATTCCCTGAGTTTATCGTGGCGTTTTTTATGCTGATTAAAAACGTCACCGACTCTTTTAGGGCGGCGATGGAAGCGCTTGGGATGGGTGATACAATCCCGGTGCAGGCAGACAACCGGCAGGATTTAAGGCGGTAGCGACCGGAATCAAAAAGGCCCTGGTCAATCACCAGGGCCTTTTTTTATTAGCAACCTTTAGTGTGGGCAAAACTCTTTCAAAACCCACTTGGCTATTACCTCGTCACTGTATCCAAACGGGGTAGCTAGTGGGTTTACCTTGATACCCTCATCCTGACCGATTATTGAGCATAGACCAGTGGGGGACTTAATCACGATGCACCCACAATCATACTCTTTGACAACGGTATTACCCGCTATTTCTGACAAAAGCTTGCGGGCTTCTGGTGCCCAGTGTAGCGCCTCGCCTTTATCATATAGTTCTAGGGCCTGGGTTAAGCACCATTTCACCCTGCTAATCAGCAGGTCAAATTTCTCTTGTCCCATTTCCCCTCAATACCCCGGCTTAAACGGGGTCGCTGTCGTTGTACTGTTCTATGGCCTGCTCAATCAGCCGCCGCAGGACTTCCGATTGAGATGTTTTCCAGATGTCTGCCAACAGGGCCAGCCGATCAATGTCGATTTTCTTAACGGATATCTGCTTACAAATTCGCCGCTCATTCTCAGGAATAGGCGGCCGGCCCATCTTCTTGCCTTCGCCGGGTTGTCTTGCTCCGCCGTGTTTTGCCATTGGTTGCCTTTCTGCCGGTTTGACCACCCACCGGCAAGGAATAACTAGCAGGGAATCTCGTTCAATGGTGCCCATTTGTCGGGTTTGGCGGGGGGATCACCATTCCTGAACGTGAACATTCGCCCCGTAAAGCCGAATCGCTTCGGCCAGGGCTTCCTTTTTTGAGGATGCCCAGATCACATCTACAACTTCATCACAGATCCATATTTCATACGCTTTCATTTTGTGTCTTTCTCCCGGTCTATTGCCCAGCCGGGAGGGCTTTTGATTTATTTACGTGGATATTGCTGGAAGATTACCCGGTCAAGATTTTCGACCGTAATCCCCCCATTTTGCGCCCACCCGACGTGGGCAACCCGGCCGATCAATTCCCCCGTGTCATCAAAAATCAACACGCCGCCCTGAACATCAGGGGCCTTGTCGGTCGGAGACACTGATAATTCCTTGTAATTGGCCTTGATTTCGACGGCGCAACTATCAAGGAGATCGTCCCCTACCACAAAACTGTCTACGCCGCTCAAAAGGGTCTCCCCTTCCTTCCCGCGTTCCGTGTTCACGACTTGCATTTCAAAACCTCTCTGCCGGGATAGGCTCTCGGCGGGCCATTAAAAATTACCGCTGGCCTAAAAAACCGGCCCACTCCATTAGAGCGTCCCACTTGTCACCACGTTCGAACCGGGCGTCGATCACTTCCTGATCTTGGCTATTTGTCCCCAGAACGTCAAGCCCGCGCTGGATGTCGCCGTCTGGGTCCGTGTCGGCGTCAAAAAGCCAGTTCTCTTTGGCCTCTTGGGCCATTTCGTTAAGTTCTTCGTTCGTTACCTTCGTTACCTTTGCCATTTCTTATCTCCTTAAATCTCCTATTTTTAGAACTAATTAACATCTACCGAAACGCCGTACTTTGCAACCGATCCCTTCCAGTCTGCCGCAAATTCGGCGGCGATAGCCTCGGCCTGATCCATCGTTCGCGGCTCAACCGGAACGATGACAGAAACACCAGCGATGGGGCCAATAGGTCGGCCGTCCTTAGTAGCCTTGCGGGTAATTTTTATTACCCCCAGTCTTAGTGCGCTAAAATCGTTCAAAAACTTCACCTCTTTCATTTTTATTACCTCCGCGAAACTAATTGATTTGATTGTCTACATTATAACCGATATTTTGTTTTTTGTCAATACATTTACTACACTCATTGCCTAATTTTAAGGTTGCTAACGATATATTGACAAGTGCGCTTTTATGGTGTACATTAGTAGGGTAGTTTAATGCTCAGGAGACATATGACACGCTCGATTGTTCGCCATAGCCAAACCCTACCGCCGATGTACACATCGGCCCACAGGCCGCTCTTAGTGGTCATTTTCGAGATTAATTTTGATTCGTTGGTATGGTTGGTGGCGTGGATGATTTTATCGGCAAGACGCCCTATCAGGCGCGGCCTGTGGGCAATCCAGGACATTGCCGAAACTGGCAAAACATACGTTCGGGACGCGGGTATAATCTGGAAGGTGGTGGTCATCGGGGTAAAATCTATGGCGTGGGGGTTAGGGCTATGAATAGCGAAATCAGGGTTAAGACCCCGTCTGTTAAAGTTTATATTGTAATCGGATTCACGTTGGCCCTGGTTGTAATCGTTTTGGCGCTGACATTCCAAGCTGAGTTTAGCATCATCCTCTACACGTTGGCCGGCGGGGTTGGATTGAGTGCAGTTGTCAGCGTTACCGGCAGGTTTTTGCAGATTCGCCAGGCTCACAGGTTGGGACGGCTTGAATATGACATCAGAGTTGAGGCATTAAACGAGGCCAGGGTTAGGGCGCAATTTTTAATCATCCATCATAACGAAATGGCGCTTAGGGTTGCCGACAACGGGATTGAGGTATTCAGGTCAGCTTTACCGGCGGGGGGGCAGATTGTAGATGGGCGGGCGGTTGCACTGCCTGCTCCATTGGACCTGCTCCAAATTATGACGCAGCCAACGCAGTCATACGCCATTATCGGCGGGCAGCAGGTTGGGAAGACTTACCAGGCCCAACGGTTGGCGCGTTACTGGTTGGATAATGGCATTAAGCCTATCGTTGTCGGGCCAAAATGGGATACAGGCGAATGGACCGGCTGTACTCTATTCGGTGGCGGTGGCAATTTTGATAAGGTCGCCCAGGGTATGCGGATTGTCCGCAAGCTTGCAGAAGACAGGCACGCCAGTCTGGATAGTCACAAAAGCCACTTAATCCAGCCCGTCTTTTTTGACGATTGGACCGCTATCCGGGCCAAACTCGGTAAAGAGGCAGAGGATTTCATTATCGATGCTACGACGCTTTACGCCTCGGTAAACGTGGTATTATACTTCATCATCCACTTGGACACGGCCAACGCGTGGGGGGTTGGCCGTGTGGGGGCGGCGCTTCATCAAAACTTTATCAAGTTGTTTATCGATCCTGGATTCAACCAGGCCGGTTTGATCGACCGGACTAAAAACACCGGTTGGTTGTCTATGCCAGGCCAGGCCAAGAGAGACAAGCGAGCGGTGACGTTGTTCAGTGGGAATGGCCAGGCGGTTATGTTGCCAGAACCGGTAGATATGTTGACGGCAGAGGAACGGCTAGTATCAAAACTAAGAGCCGACGGGTTGAAACGCTCTGCAATTGCTAATCAGGTATTCGGCGGCGACGGCGGGAATCAGTTGAGGAAGGTTGATGGTATTATTAGTCAGTTAGATAGGAGGGAACGATGACAGAGGATGAATTGAAAGCCATTCTGGAACGGTTTGAGAAAGCGCACAAGAGCAACAAATTAAGTGATGCGTTTTGGGCGGCGGATGATATCCCGGTTTTACTATCAGAGGTCGAACGAATGCAAACTTGCTTACGGGAACTAATACAATTGAATCGCATCAGAAACGATCTTGACGCTTACCTGCTCGCCGTTGCGGAATTTGGTATCTATGGTCGGTGGGGGGTGGATCAAGAATTTACCACGTCTCCACAGCGTAAAGATTTTGGGGTAGAGTAAAGACAGGAGAAGTAAAAATGACAGAGGATGAATTGAAAGCCATTCGGGAACGGGCCGACAAGGCCACGCCGGGGCCGTGGATTGATTTTATTGACACGGACGGGTATTTGTCGGTCAGAGACTATACCAATATCGCCATCTGTGATTTTGGTGATTTAGAGGGCACAGAGGGTTGGGACCACGATGACGCCGAATTTGTAGCCCACGCCCGGCAGGATATCCCGGCCCTGGTTAAAGAGGTTGAGCGGTTGCAAGACCGACTCCATTATGCTAATGAGGCAATAAGTGCAATGGAGGAGTGGATCAATCGGCGCGTTGAGTATTATTGCACTTATTGCAATAGGGAGATCGACGAGGATAATGCGGATCACGCCGAATCGTGTCTGTTCGGTCAGGTCATATTATCAGTACAGATGTACAGAGGCAGAGCCGTAAACCGTAAATAAGCGGTTACGGGGTCGTAAGTTACGGGTTTACGGGTTACGGTAGTCAAGTAAAATAATGGTAAATGGTCAGACAACCGTTTACCGTAAAGGGGTAAAGAGAAATGCAGATTTTTGGAAGAAAAGTAACAGAGGCAGAGGTATTACAAGCATCAGCGGTAGCCGTTGCCGCCCCCCGGTATATGGGGGCGTTCGCGGCGGCGATTGGTGCGAACATTATTAGTAAATGGCCCTGGTTTATTTCGGTCGAGATTATCAGCGGGTTAGCAATGGCTTTACTGGAAGGGTGGGCCATTGCCTTTACCTTTCGCCGTTGGCGTTCGTTGCCGGTTGGCACTTTTCAGTGGTACATCCTGTTAGTGCCTCAACTGTTTCTCCTGGTTGCTTTACCGGCAACGGCAACCCCTTATCTGGTTAGTTCTCAGCTTGGTAAACCAGTTGCCGAGATATTTCCAATGGGGTTACTGTGGGGGTGGTCGTTTCTGGTAGCGGCGGTAGCCCCTTTGATCGTTGCGGCGGTAGGGTATTCTGATGTTGAGGCAAGCCAGACAACCCCCTTACCCAAACAGACAACCATTACCCCGGCAGTGGTAAACGGTGAACAGGACCCGGTTAGCCCTGATTCTTTTCAGGATGCCATTTTTGCCTATCTTAAGCAGTTCCCGGACAACAGTTTACCAGGCCCTACCCAGGTAGCTAAAGACGTTGGCGCAAGCAAACCAACGGCGGTAAAGTGGCTAACCGCCTACAAACAAACCAACGGGCTGAACGGATACGGTCAACACGGAGGGCAAAATGACTAAATGGGAGAAGATCGGTAAATTGCTCGAACAATCGGAATGGGTTAGCTTTGACCACGGGAAAGTCGGTCTTTGGGGGTGCCAGATCAGGTTGTACAAAGACGGTGGGAGAAACCAGGATTTTAAGAATCTAATTGGTCGGGGTGAAGCGAGGACGGACAAGTACAGGATCGAGCACGACATAGACAAGGACGAATTTAAGGCAAATCTTTACGGGTCTATTGTCATTACGGGCTGGAATAGTGACCCACTTAAGGCGGTGCTGATAGCCTATCAGGCTGCATACCCTGATAAAAAATTGCCGTGGGAGAAGGACAAAAATGACTGACTTAAAGGAATTATTCAGGCTTGGCCGGCTGACCACAAATAAATTCCGGCAACACAGTGGGCGGTCAAAGGGGTTTTATCCGATCCTTGACGCTTTAACCGGTGAGCAGTTATTCGGCCGACAGAATATCACCCATTCGTTTTTATCGCTTATGTCTGTCTGCTATCTTGACGGATTTAAGGCCCCGGAGTTTCTTAACGCGGCGAATGTCTTTCGCCTTGGGGCGCTACTAGTGGCGTGGATACTCGGAATCGATTCGCGGGTTATCGCTTCAGAGGTCGAATGGTTTCTCGGCCAGCTTGACCAATACCGGGCCAACCTGCCGGAGGCTATCAAGCGGCGGTTTCAACTTATCCCCGGTGGTGTGGTCATCCGGTTTGATGATGAGGCGACAAATGACAATTGAGGAACTACGGGCAATACTGGAAGCTGAGGTTGAACTGGCAATTGAGAAGACAGCGATACTTAATAATTTACCATTTGTCGATGTCAAGCGTCAGGCCGTAAAAACAGAAATGGAAACGCTATTGATGCACATCGCTGGCACATTGGCCTGGGTAATAAATGTGATCGACGGTGGCGGGGTGACGACCGAGATTGACACACCCGGCGAATCGTGATACACTGAAGCCGCCATAATCTCCCACCTGAAGCCTTGCCCGGTCTGTGAACGGGTGGGGCTTCTTTTTTTAGGACTCAAAATGGAAGAATATGAAAACTTTTACCACGACAAATACGGCTATTGCTACTATGCTATAGAGCCTGGCAAAAAAGCCGTGATTTTTAATCTGTACACCGAGCCACAATATAGGCGAAAAGGCTTTGCACGAAAGCGCCTGCAATTGGTCATAAATGAAATCAGGCGGGCGGGGTATGAGGGCGAAATTGAAATCGAAGCTAAGCCAAGAGAGAATAGTATTGATTCAGAAAAGCTTATTTCATTTTACAAAACAATGGGTCTTTGGATTATTGATTGACATCGGGTGTGTTTTCGTGGTATACTGTGGTCAGGTCATATTTAATTTTCATAGCGTTATCCTTTTGATACCGGTCTGCCCTCTTTCAGGCCGGTATCACCTTTTTTATTGACAGGCAAAAAGACCCGTGGTATGATAATGGTGTTATCAATCACGTTTTTGGTTGCGGCGGCGTGGTAGACGACACGCGGTAGAGTTGCCTAAACAAGAATGGTTAACGGGGAACCCCCGACTAGCGGAAGCTAGATACCAAGCCGGTAAAAATCCGGCCCGCAACCACCAAAAAACTTGTCAATGATTGGGAGTGCTGAGAGGCGGGGTCCCGACGTACCCAAGAGGCGAAGGGGCGTGGATGGTGGGCGAACTTAATATCAATTTGCGCTTTCACGGGCAACAAAAAAGGCCCCGGTTTGGGGCCTTTTGATTTTGGCACGTTCCCCACCGAACCGGCAACCCGCCGGATTTTTCGCGCCTCGCCGCCCTCTTGTCAGTCTGCCCAGGCTTCGGAATCGAACCTAACCCGGCGTTACGGCGTCCCACGTACAAAACGTTACCTTTCAGGTTGCGGATATTGAGGATTCTATCATCCCTGGCCCGCTATGGCCTGCCTGTCGCTTACCCGCATTAGCTACCGTCTTGCGCTTTGTACCACAGTCTCAACCGGCCAGCGTTGACCGGCTGAAATTGGGGTGCAAAAACTAATTCCTGTCTTCTTCGTGCCGGCGGGTGGCGTCCTCAATTTCTGCCTTTTCCCGCTGCCGTTCTACCCACCATCCGCCAATCTCGGATGATAGGATATGTCCATTGGGGCATTTTTCCAAATCGCTATAGCCCCACTTTTGCTTTACCCGTTCTTCAACCGGTGTAACCCACTCCTGGCACTTCGTACACCAGGCTTTCCCATCTCCGCTTTCCAGCCAGGCCACAACGGCCGGAACCGAATTGCTGATGTTCTTCCCGTAAGTTGCCCTGGTGATTCCCCATTCGTCCGTTTGGTATACGTATACTTTTAGCCAGCGCAAATCGGACTTCACCTTTGCCAGAATATCTTCTTCTGACATTTCGTTCCAGCCATTTCCCCACTCCGGGTGCCCTACCTTCATTTCTTTACCTCCGCTGAACTAATTAACTTGATTGTCTAAAGTATATCATAGTTCTTGGTTTGTGTCAATACGTTTAGTGACTAATTCCGGGTTCTTTAAGGTTGCGGCTAGGGAGATGTTCTCGACCGCTAAAATAGCCGGCGGTCATTGCGGCTTGAATAGGCCGATAAAACCATCCATACCACCGCGCCGATTGCGAATGATACGGCCATTACTACGATCCCGCCCAGAACGATGCTCACAGCAACATCCACCCGGCAGTGATAACCAGGCACGCGATGACCAGGCTTACCAGAACCATAGGCCAGGGGTTGCTATTCCATTCTGTGTTGGTCCAGTCTGGTTGTAGTTCGTGCGGTAGTAGGTGTACAATATCTCTGTTCATTTTATCCTTGTTAGTGAGGTTTTTATGGACGCGGCCGGGGTGATGTTACCACCCCGGCCATTTATTTACCAGGCCGGTTTAGTAAGCTTCTACGTAAGGCCCGTTTTCCATTCCAACCATCTTTGTAAAGTAGCGGTCGGCTCGGTGATTGCCCCCCTCATACTTGTAGGCTATCACCCCAACCAGGGCGGCGTCAAGGGAGGTGAAGGAATGGTTAGTATCCTTCCCGCCTATGTAGGCGTGGAACAGGTGTTCCCCGTCCCTCACGAACTCGATAATATTGTACTCACCTACCGCGTGATTTTTAACCACGTTTCCCCAAACAAACTCGTCCTTAGTTCCATCTACCAGTGTTACCTTCATTTTGCACCTTTTCCCCCGGTCTATTGTGGCCCGGCCGGGAGGGGGATAATTAGAAACTTTGCCCAACACCTACCGGGGTGAATTCCCACCGGCCATTGACGAAATGTCCGTCATAGTACAGGCAGTTGGTGGTAAAATTGCCCGTCTCAACAAACCGCTTGGCGGCTTGCCTCATCGAGGCTTTGGGGTGGAAAGTGCTCTGATTAAAGAACAACTTCCCGCTAACTTCCGTTGCCTTGCTGTCATTTCGGCTTACTCGCCGTATTGCTGACATTTTTTAACCTCCGTTAAAATTTACACCCCCACGTGTGTGGGGAGGGTATTTAGTTATTCGGGCAGCCAGAACCAGTCATTAACCATCCGGTCCATAATGGACGTGACGATCTGGCTTTCGTCGGGTTCGCCGTCGATATCGACCTTATCAACCAGGGCGTCCCGGCTAATTTCAACAACGGCGGCGTCAAAACGTTTGGCTAACCGGGTTTGAAGTTCTTGGGCATAGGCGTCCATTTGCGCCCTGTTGTCGTTAAGGAAGTCTGATAAATCCTGCTGACTTAAGACTACGGTTACTGTTGCCATTTCTCAATCTCCTAAACTTAACTAATTAACTTGATTGTCTAAATTATAACACACTACTTGATATTTGTCAATACATTTACTAACGAGTTTTAGGTCAGTTTTGCAAAGTCGTCATTGACAAAGGTACATTTATGTGTTATGATAGAGGCAGTTAATTAATTAGTTTTGTAAAGGAGATTTGATTGTGGGCACCTATTATGATGTTGGTAAAATCAAGGATATTCAGCAAAAGTGCAGGCGGTTGCCAGCCCTGGAACAACAGCCGGCTTTTAGTGGCCAGCTTGTCGCCGTCTGCGACATAGGTATTTTTAAGCTGATTGTCAATGTTACAGATTTTCGGGAATACAACGAATTTTACAGTCGATACGCCCAGGGAATGCTTTTAAGTTTTGATGCTTATCAGGTTTTAGACCCGTCAATCTTGAAGTGAGATCGGAGATTTGATTATGGATACCGTAGTTGTTACGCGCCATCCGGCGCTGATTCAATACCTCAAAGAAATTGGTCTGGTAACAGATCAAGAGCCGGTCATCACCGGCAACGCTACGCCTGATGGTGTGCGGGGTAAGCACGTCATCGGTGTGTTACCCAACCACCTGGCCGCCCTGGCCGCTTGCCTGACTGAAATTCCCCTAAAAATCCCCGCCGAATTGCGCGGGAAGGAACTCACCCTTGAGCAGGTCCGGCAGTTTGCCGGGGAACCTACCACGTTTAAGGTTTCGGTTGTTGCTACCCCCAAGCCGGCAGCCGGCGGGGTAAAGTGGACTTGGAACGATGGGCAAGGACGGCGCGGTCGTCAACCGCGTTGTTTTGTTGTCGCCCCAACCGGTGAGGTTTCCCGGTTTGAAGGTCGGGACATCCCAGGCGTGGTTAAGGTCCTGGGGTCTGATTTCACCAAAAACGGGAAATGGTCAAACTCGACCTTTCGGTGTATCAGCCCGGCCGGAACTGTCCAGGTGTCTTGGGATCAGGACTGGGATACCGGTGAGACGTTCCCGCAAGATTCCTGGGAAGCGGCTTATGGTTGGCTGGTTGAACGGGCACCCCACGCCAGCCGGGAGAGTTTTGAGGCCGTAGTGCGGGAGAAGTTCTCCCAAGCGGCGGACAAGTTTGATGCTAACCGGGATGCTGTCAGCCAGTTTGGGGTTAAGTGAGGTAAAAATGGATACGATTGTTTATAGTAAAAAGTGGAAGTCCTGGCTCTATGAGGGCGAGTACTTCCCGTCAAAAACTGACGCCAGGTTAGACCGGTTGATCGATTACCCAGGCGGCGGCTTGCTCCTTTCAGGGCGGGTAAAAGCGGTTATCGAAAAGTATCATCCGCGACTGGATAGCAGGGCGCTGGCTGCCGGGGAACTGGTAGCAACCGGGCAGGTAGTAACAGGGCAGGTAAATAACGAAGATGATGCTATCGCCAGTGTCGGGAGTCACTTCGTCCGCTTTTTACACCGGGAGGTTTTTTGGTGTGACTGTGCCGATTGGGAGATAAAAGCGCCCCTGGTCATCGTTCGATACGGCAAACCTCAGCAGGTTTGCAAGCACATCCTGGCGACCATTTTGGCCGATTGGGAAACTTGGGGAACGTATCTGGTGCAGGTGCCGTGATGATTAAGGCAATCGACCCCGGAGAGGGGCAAGAATTGGTAATTGAGGGCGAAGTAACAACAGACGACATTTACCCCGGCTTTTGTTGTCCAGGTCATCCGTATGAAATATGCATCGTCTTCCCCGATGCCAACCCCAGGTATACCGGAGTTTGGGGTGTCTGCCGTAACCCAGATTGCCCCAACACGAACGGGGAACCAAACGATCACTGGCGCGGGGTGAGTGATTTTACCCTTGAAGATTTTGCCGAACGGTTGGTTAAAAATGCCAACCTATAATGTAATTTGTTCTTGGTGTGGTAAGAAAATCAGAACCGTATCAGACACTGACGGCGATAGTCACGGTATATGTGATCGGTGCTATGACAAACAGATGAAAGAAATCGACAAAACAGAGAGGGCGAAAAATGACAAAACAGCTAAGTAACTCAACTTTTCCGAGACCTGGCCTGATGACCGATCAGTGTATGGGGTTACACCGAAACCCGGCCTATCAGCCCGATGACGGTGAGCCTATGCTTTTGATGTGCCAACAGAAAGCCGTTATCACGCTCGAATTTATTGGCGATGACGGCGACACCTATATCAAAAAAGTGTGCCCGGCTTGCCTGGCTCGATCAAAAGAGGTTGCGGCGTCGGCCGGGTCAAAACTGGTTAGGGAGGTCTGAATGTTTACGTATCAAGTATCAGTGTCCTTGACCGGAGAACTAATTGCCGTTGTCACCGACATTCGGGCGACGAACGCACTACAGGCAATTGCTCAGGTTGAGGAAAAGTACAGGCAATGCAACGCGCAAATGATCGAGAACAAAATAGCAAAGGTTGTTCTCTGGACCGGGCACGAGTTCCAAGCCCGGTTAGACCCCGTCTAATTTTCTGCTTGAGCAGAAAGTCTTAGGAGTGGCTATGGATGGTACTTGTCGTTTCTGTGGAATGCCCGGTAACGGATTGTCGTTTGATGGATGGGTGAAAGACACGTTCACTGACCACGACAAGCTGAAGCCGGGCGAGATTATCTGTTCTGATTGTGGCTTTTGGTTTGAGGAACAAAGCCAAGAGTTGGCCGTTATAACCGGCAAGGACAAGCCGCAAAAGATGCGGAATTACAGCCATTTTGTTATAGCCGGTAAATGGACTCCCCTGTCCAAAGGCGACAAGGTCAAAATGATCGATCTGCTACTCGGTGAGTCTTTTCCAGAATTGGCAGTGATTGCCGAATCGGGACAAAAGCACATCGTTTTTCGGGCAACTCGCAACCCGGTTGGCAGTAAAGCGGGGTGGGTCCAATTCGAGGAACAACGACTGTGGATCATTCCGGCAGAGTTAAAAACCCTGATTGACACGGTTGAGGCTGGCCTACTTGTTTTTTCAAAAGGCGAGATTGAATCAGGCCAGTACCTACCCTATCGAATAGTACAATTTGGCTTCGATAAATGGCAATCCCTGGAGTCGGTAATTAAACCGCTTCGGGGATCTCTGTTTTTTAAATTGGCTCTGTTCTTGAGCCAAAGAAAGGAAATCAAGGATGGAGAAAATGAGGGAGACGGCGGCAGACCTGCTAGAAATCCTATGGAAGGGGATAGGCAGCGAGTACAAGAGCCGTTACCGCCAGACGATTTGGGAGCAGTTCGAGAACACGGTGAGGGCGAGCGCGTACACCGACAACTTGGGGAAGTTCGTCAACTCAGCTTGTTTGAAACTGAATAGCCAGATCAAAGGCGATGATACACGTCGTGCCGAAGAAATTCTAAACAGCGGGCACGACAGGCAGCTTTTACGGCTGTACCGGGATGAAACGACCTTGATAGTTTTAATGGTCCGGGTCCGCAACCAGGAGCGGCGGGAAGCCTGGGAAGAACGCCAGGCCACAAGTGATTTATTTACCACGATAACGGAGATTGAAACGGAATGAAAACTTACATTTTTGAAGGCGTAATGACATGCCTCTCTTCGGTGAGCCATATCGGAGAGTCCTACGGCGTTTCGTCCCGGCTGCGAAGGGAGAAGATTGTTGCGCCGGCCGGGGTCGAAGAAATACCAATTATCTCAGGCAATAGCCTGCGTGGGATTCTGAGGGATCGAGGGATGCTCCATATGTTACGGACCCTGGGGTATGGGGTGGACGAGGAGAGCGGGGAAGTCAGGGGGTTGTCTCTACCGGCTTTTTATTTTTTGTTCAGCGGAGGGGCTTTGACAAAGGTTTCTGGGAAGGGAATTGATATTGACGAGGCCCGGCGGTGGCGGGAATTAATCCCCTTGGTTGCTCTATTTGGGGGAGCAATGGGCCACCAGATAATGCCCGGAAAAGTTAAGGTCGGCAAGGGGATACCAATTTGTGATGAGACGGTCCACCTGTTGCCGCCCCGGTTTGGTGGTGGAAATGGTAGCCGGTCGATTTGGGAAATGGTGCAAGAGGAAGCCTATACCCGCCGGGATGATGAGAAAAATGAAAACTTGCGCCAACTGATTGCCCCTGATGTGCGGGGTGTTTTGGAAGACAAAGCTCGTGTTGAGCGGGCTAAAAGTGGGACAAAAGCCGATGTTGCTGGCGAAACCGGACAGAAGCAGCAAATGAGATACTTTATCGAAACCCTGGCCGCCGGCACGGAGTTATTTTGGGATGTCACTCTTGATGATGTAACCCCGATTGAGTTTGATGCCTTCGCCGTTACCCTGGCTGAATTTAGCCGGTTCCCGTACATCGGCGGCAAAAGCGGGGTTGGACACGGCAAGGTGTCGATCAAGTTTGATAATTGGATTGAGGTCGATCCCAGGATTGCCCCCGCCGGTCAAGCGGTAGATACACCGCTTGGGAGTCACTATATGCAACATCTGACCGGCCGGGCCGATGAAATTAGGAGATTAATCAATGGACTCACCTGATTACCAACCGCTCCATATTCGGGCCTGGTTACGTTGCGGGGTGGTATCTGACAGGTGGTTGCCGTTGGATGGTGTTTTGCTTTATCAGGCTCACCGGGAGAAATACGGGGCGCAAGAATCGACCATACCGGGCGGGAGTGTGAGCAGTCCCAACCGAACGGAAATGCTGCCCCTGGCTATTGCCCGGCAGGGTCAGGACAACTGGTATTATCGATGTTCCTGGGCGCAATGGGCACGGGGCGCAACCGAAGGCCAGGACCATTGGAACAAACGTTTTGACAACGGTCTTTCTGGGTTGGTAGATTTTAGAGATAAACGAGGCAAAGTTGTCATAGAGGCAGGTCAGTACAAGGCTTATCATATGACGATTTTTTACCGGGTCGCTGAATGGGTTGAATGGTACTGTGTTGGGAATAGAGCGGAAATTGAATATCTACTCAGCACAGTTACCCATCTTGGCAAAAAATATAGCCAGGGGTGGGGACGGGTCTATCGCTGGCAAATTGAGGCAGCGCCGGAAGATTGGTCAGTGTGGAAAGACGGGCGACTGATGCGCGGTGTGCCATTTGATGATATAGCCGGGTACAAGGGCGGCTTTAATATCGGCACTTACGGTATCAGGCCGTCTTACTGGCGGCAATCGAATCAAGTCCCATTGGTGATGCCAGAATGAGAAATGAGATAGCCGCCCTGCACTCAAAAACCAACCTTTTTAAGCGCCGGCTTGAGCAGGCCCGGCGGGTAGTTAGTGAGGCATTGCAAAAAAGCAACTCGCCATACGTTGCCCTATCAACCGGCAAGGACTCGACCGTTGTCTATGGCCTGGTATGTGAGCAGGCAAAAAACACGCCGGCCATCTGGTCTGATGATGAATGGTTTTTGCCCGAATCGTTGGAGTATGTACAACGGCTACAGACAACCGGGCTTGATGTCCGCCAGATTCGGACTAATGCTTGGCACGCTGAATGGTTCCAAGTGGCAGGGGATTGGGACGGCATACCTCATTATGCCAGGGTCCACAATATGGACCTGGTATTTTTGGGGTTGCGCCAGGATGAAAACACCCGCCGTCTTTTTCATCTGCGTAAATTTGGTCCGCTGTTTTTTGCTCAATCCGATGACTTTTGGCACTGCAATCCAATATGGCAATGGACCTGTTGCGATGTATGGGCCTATATCCATTCGACCGGCCTGGATTACAATCGGGCTTACGACAAGATGGAAGAAATCGGGATACCGTTAGAGCAGCAGAGGATCGGACCATTTGCGGTTGAAGGGGTTTTAGGGTATGGACAACTGACAATCCTTAAGCGCGGCTGGCCTGATTTGTTTAATGCCTATGCGGCAAAATACCCTGAAGCGAGGTTGTACGTATGACGCAGTAGGTTATAGGTTAAAGCAGAATCAAAAAGACCCGACATATAGCCGGGTCTTTTTTTGTTGGGACGGTAGCTTACTTAACGTTCCGGGGCCGTCCCCCTTTAGCCCCATTGGCCCGGCTGGATTCAGCCTTTGCCTCAGAGCGGACAGAGCCAAGAGCGGCAGCGGCTTGGGTAACTTCCTCAAAATCCAGTACGTTGTAAGGCCCCCGGTAGTCCGGGTCTCGGATTAACTCACCGTCGAAACTACGCGACTTGTCTACCACGTAAGGCCAGCCATCCACCCCGATAATCTGCCGACTATACTCGTTCTTTCGCCGGCTTGCCTGAATAGCGGCTTGTTCGGTGGCGTGGACAGTATAGTAATCACCGTAGTAGCTGGCAAGGACAACGGCAAACTTTTTACCTTTGGGGAATCTAATCTCTCGATCATACAGATCGGAGGCGATATCGTGGATACTGCCGCTGTTGCTCTGCTTCTGAAGGATTATTACCTTTTTCATTGGTTGCCTTTCTGCCGGCATACGGCCCGACCGGCTGGGCTGATATTTTTAGAGGTTGATCCGCATCACTTCGACTGTGGTTTCTTCGATGCCGTGTAACTTTTCGGCTTTGGTGGTTTCGGTGATGACAATTGCCTGCCCTTGCCGGCTGGCCTTCGCCACTACCATATCGCCAGCATCCCGGCTAATCACGATGCCTTCGGTAATCATCTTGCCGCACCACTGTTCTGGGGTGAGCGTGCTATTGGCGCTCATTTTACTTTTGGCATATTCGATCATTTGCTGTTGAGCATTCATTTTAATCTCCTGTGTAACTAACTGGTTAACTTTGATACCTAATTATAACCTATCGTTAGCTTTTTGTCAATACCTTTTGTCAATCTCAACCTTAAAATATGCTCTGTTCCGTCAACTGATTGACATTGACAGGATATAGATTTATAATGTTCATAACTTGAATTTTAGGACCTATCAGAACGAGGTGTCAAATGGAAAATGAGATTTCGGTCTTAATCGGGAACTTGACAGTCGGGGGTATACCATTGGTCGGGATAATCATCGGCCTGGTTGCGTTGGGTAAGCTGTTGGGTGTACCCAAACAATACGCGCCATACTTAAACGGCGCGTTATCAGTTATGGCCTATTTGGTGGTCGGGTTTTTGCAACAGTATCCGGTTTATACCGAAATTACCAAAGTCGTTGTTTTTGCAACGGCTATTTTTTTGGCCTCGTCTGGCGTCTATCAGTTGAGTAAAACCGGCCCGGCCAAGTCCAGGTAATCGTTCCTTAAAAATGTCTTGGAAACCAACCCTAACCACCTGGAAATTATCGAAACGCTCAGGCGACAGATCGAGGCCGAACGGGCAACGGCTGAGGAATTACGCCGACAAAACGACCTTGCAGAGAAAACGCTGAACGAATTACAGCGCGGCCGGCAAGCGGAAATACTACGAGCCAGGGTGGCTTTTGACACAAACGAAAAGGTGACAGGTCTTGTACCACAGATAGAGCAGGCATTCCAAGACATTAAGCGCATCGATCAAAGAATCAATGAACTTGAAGCCTGGCTAGAACGGGCAAGCGATATTCTATTACTTTTACTGTCGGAAAAAAGCCCGGTAAAAGTAAGAGAGGCAATGGAAGACTTAGAGGCCGAAATTGCCCTAAAAGAAACGGACCGGCGCAAGCTGATAAGGATTCACACCCGGAACCTGGTTGTACTAAATGAGCAGGCGGCCCTACACGGAATGGACCCGCCATTAGATTTGCTCAACCAAATCGAGGTAGAGAAGCAGGCGTTAAAAGAGCTGGACGAATCGCTAAGGGGGAGCGATGGGCAAGGAACAAAAACAGGTTGGGGTATTAATAGACCCGAATGAACCGGGCAAAGATAGGTATCCCTACTATCTACTCGAAAAAATGCACTCCCCCCCCATTGCGCCAGAACACGCTATCAGGTGGGAAGCATACGATGAGCCAAAAAGGTTTTTAAGGCAAGATGACCCAAACGATAACAGAGTTGCCCAGGGTTTTATCATTTACGACCGGCCGTTATCTTGGCTTGATTTGTACAAATACAATCTCCTGCCGATGAATTACGACGAAAGCATATTGTTTGATTTATGGATAGCTTTTGACCAGGATAAGGCCAGGTTGCTGGGTTACCTGGGTTTGTTCTTTAGGGTTGCAAAAGGCGATCCGGCCCTTCGTCGGCTAAGTCTGGCAATAAAAATGATAGGTCGAGAATTGACACTCAGAAGGGCGAAAAAGATACTTGATGGAGGGGCCGGTGACGACAAAACATAGTAATGATGAGCGGGCGATCCTTGACCGAATCAGAAACCTCGTCCCTGGTATTAGTGAGGCAGTTGAGGCCGTGCAAGCTGAACACGATGTAACAAAACGGCTACTTGCTAAAATGGTACTTGCCCACGCTGCCCTTGCCGACTTAGGGGAGATTGTCAGCCAGGCACTAGCAAACTCGACTGATTTAACAATGGCTCAAGAGCACTTAGTGAGCGATCAACGTGCCAGTATGAGAGAGTTTGAGCGGCTGGCAGATCAGACAGCCGGGGCGCGGACGGTCATCCAAAACCTTGACGTGTGGTTGCAAAATGATGCGCCAAGCATCCGACACATATTGGAGATAGTTGACCTGGTAAAGTTGACCGAAGCAGCCCGGCAACTGCCGATAGCACGGAGGGAAGCATTAATACAGGCGTTGGAGGACGCGGGCAATGAATGACGAAATTTTTACCATCATCAAAATAATTAAACACACAAGGTTGGTGTCTTTTTTCCTTCGACAAATTGCCCGGCAACTAGAAGACAGGGCAGATATCCACGATATCAGTAAATTTAGCCCGGATGAGTTTAGTGGGTTTTGCCAGTTAGATGCCAGGCGCAACCATCAGCGAGAGGAATACGGGTCTAAAAATTACGAGGACGGCGCAAAAACAGACGCCGTTAAACTGCATCAGTCAAGAAATCCCCATCACCCGGAGTACTGGCCGGGCGGCCTCGGTGATATGTCACTGATTGATATTATCGAGATGTTATGTGATTGGGAAGCGGCCCGTTTGGGGTTGGATACCGAACAGGACACCGATAAAATCTGGCAAATGCGGCAAAAGAGATTTAATATCTCTGACAAAGACGTTTATTTTTTGCGGACCCTTTGGGAGTTGTGGCAAAAGACAGGACCAAATGACAACAAGCGGTGGTAACTTTAACGACAGCGTAACCGGCGGGGATGAATTTATCAGGGAACCGGAAACGACCGGGGGGCGGGTTGACCTTGATTCTTTAACCAATGGCACGGGGCCGGTAAAGGTAGACTTTAACCCCAAACTTGGTTTTAACCATTTCGTCATTATCTCCAAGATGGGCCGGTTGTCGTTTATCGCCCACGAAGGGGATGACAAAGTCAAGGCGATGGAAGTATATTGGGAACTGGTTCGGGCCGGCAGAGATGCGCGGCTGTATGAGACAAGAGAAGTTGTTATGGTTTAGTATGTGCAATTCAAGGAGCAAAAATGAACGAAACCGATGTTAGAAAAGATGAAGAAAGTCACCCCGACAACGAGGTAGCGACAAAGTTAAACGAATTAATAGACGCTATCATTCAAGCAAAACCGGGCGACAGGAGCGAACTTGACCGCCGTTACCAGATATTAAAGATAGATACCGAAAAGGCACAGGGCTTTTTCGATAGTTACATATTGCGGCGTGATTACTGGCCGAAAGGATAAGTAGATGATAGTAATCGATAGGCGAGGTGGTAACGCTGGCTCATTATCTGTTCTGCCTCGTAATCCATCCTGGGCACAGGCCAACAAACTCTTCGGGATTGGCATCGAGAAATCACACGGCGAGAATGCTGTACCCGCCGGGGGATGGTACTGGAAATTCGTCGGGGTATCGATCAATGAGGGGGTAGTTATCTACCGAGCCGCAGCCCTTGACGCTTTTGGCAATCCAGCCCCAGGGATAAGGATTGTACGTCATTGGCCTGGCGCTCCTGTTCTTCCCAACGACCCAGATATTTACAGCAACAGAGGTATTGCCGGGATCACTGAATCCGGCGGTGATAAATTCGGCGCGGTTGAGTTTGTCTATAGCGGCAGTAGTTACTACAACGAGCACGGAAGCGGCCCGGATTCGTTTTGGGTTGTATCACCATCGCCCGATGGGCGCTATCTGTCTGATATGGCCCACAATTTTGGGTGGTTGGCGGCCTGGAACCATTTTAACCCGTCGCCTATCTTCCAGGCAACCCAAAGCAGCGGTGAACCACCGGAAGAAGAAGAACCGCCGGTCACACTGACCCTGGAAGAACGGGTTGAGTTGTTGGAATCCAAAATGGCTGATGTGCTCGCTTATATCGGGCCGGTAAGATGACAGCAGCCAATTGCCCAGCAATCACACGCGGTCATATCGGGGCCTGCCGGTGTTGTATCTTTACCGGCGGCGGGGCTAGTAATTTGTGCGTGATAAAATCAGAGGAATATCGGGATGACACAAGTAAATCACATCGGTCAGTTAAAACAAGACCAGAAAAACCCACGCCGTCACAATCTTCGTAATCTGAAGGTTATTACTGATGAGCGATAATGTAAAAACTTACATTGCTGACATAGCCGATTTTAAGCCAGATTCGGCAAACACTAATCGTCATACTCTCCGGGGCCGGTCAATGGTCCAAAAAGGGATGGAGCAGCGCGGTTATGCTCGGCCTGCCTTTGCTGCCAATGACGGAACCGTATTGGGTGGCAACCTGTCCACAATGGAAGTGGCGGCAGATATTGGTCTGGGTGATGGAAAAGTATTTGTCATCGAGTCAGATGGTACTATCACGATTATTCACAAACGGGTAGATGTTAAGCCGGGAAGCAAAGAAGCTAAGCTGTTGGCAATCGAGGACAACAGAAGCGCCGAGGTATCCCTCGATTGGGACCCCCTGCAATTAGCCGCTGACCTTGAAGCCGGGCTTGACCTGTCAGACCTGTTTGACACGAGTGAACTGTCTGAGATTTTAGAGGCGGCGGGGGATGCCTTGCTTGGGGGGAATGGGGATACCCCACAAGATGTACCACCTGAAATTGACCGGGCGGCCGAACTTGGACAAAAATGGGGAACCGCAACGGGCCAAGTCTGGCAAATTGACAACCACTTTGTTATTTGTGGTGATTGTCGGGAAGCTGATACTTGGGCGCGGCTGTTACAAGCGGCAGGAGTCGATAAGATAAACGGGGTCTTTACGTCTCCCCCCTATGCTGAGCAAAGAAAGCAACAGTATGGCGGCGTCCCGGCCGGGGAGTATGTCCAGTGGTGGGAAGCGGTCCAGGCCAATGTTAGGGCGAACCTTGCACGGAATGGTAGTTTCTTTGTTAATATCAAGGCGCATAGCGAAAACGGGCAAAGATCGCTTTATGTTTTTGATTTAGTTTGTTCAATGGTTAGACAGTTTGGTTGGTTTTTTGTGGACGAATTGATTTGGAACAGCCAGGGTGTACCGGGGGAATGGAAAAATAAATTCAAGAATGCCTTTGAGCCTGTCTATCACTTTGCGTCATTAGTTGATTGTAAATTCAACCCAGGTAATGTATCCCAGGTGTTTTCTAGCGACTTAGACAAAATGGATACTTACGGTGGACCCGGTAGTAAGTGGAAAAGTAGCCACGGGTCAAGCTATAATGGGCATAACGTCAGGTCAAATAAATATGATGGCGCGTTGCCGTCCAATGTTATTAAGGCGGCTTCTTCGGCCGAGGTTGGACACTCGGGGTCATTCCCCGTCGCCCTTCCATCCTTCTTTGTCAAAGCCTATTCTGATCCCGGTGACGTTTGGATTGACCCATTTTTAGGTAGTGGTACAACGATTGTAGCGGTTCACAATGAGGGCCGGCGCGGACTTGGGATTGAGCAAAAGGCCGAATACATTGGCGTAATTTTAGAGCGATTGCAAAAGACAACCGGCAAACAGCCGCAATTATTAGCAAAAGTGACGAATGGGTAACAAACCGCAATTCACAGCGCAACAGTTCATAGATGCCATACCGGGCACGGGTGGAATTATTACCGCTATTGCCCGGAAAGCCGGTTGCACTTGGCACACTGCTAAAAACTACATAGAGAGTCACCCCTCGGTTAAAATGGCCTATGATGCAGAGTGCGAGGGGATTCTTGATCTTGCAGAGGTCAAACTAATTGAGGCCATAAAGAGCGGTGACTTCCCGGCCATTAAGTACATCCTCAGCACAAAGGGCAAAACAAGGGGTTATGTCGAACGGCAGGAAGTTACCGGGGTTGAAGATAAACCGATTACTGTTAAGGTAATCCGGGGCGTATCGATTGACGACCTATGACCACTTACCAAATTGTTGAGGCCAGGCAAGATAGTAAGATTGGATACCAGCCATACGGCAACGCTGTAAAGGTTTGGCGATGCAAGGATCGAGAGTTTATCTTTATCGGGCCGGCCGAAACAGGTAAAACGCGCGTCACGTTGGAAAAACTAAACGCTCTGGCCTGGAAATATCCAAACTTGCAAGCGGCAATGATACGTAAAGTTTACGGGGATGCCGTGGGGTCGTGTCTTCAAACTTTCGAGAGGAAAGTTTTAGGTGATAGCCTGGGCGATGATGGGCCAGTGATAAAATACGGCGGGGAGAAGCCTCAGTTTTACCAGTATCCGAACGGATCAAGGATTTGGGTCGGTGGGCTGGATAAGCCAGGGAAGACATTATCATCTGAACGTGATTTTATCTACGTGAATCAGGTCGAAGAATTAACGAGTGAAGATTGGGAAATCCTGACCACCCGCGCAACAGGTCGAGCCGGCAACTCACCTTATACCCAGGTTTTTGGGGATGCAAACCCAACCGTTTGTAGCCATTGGATGTATGAGCGAGAGAGGACCGGGGGGTTAAACCTGATACAGAGTAGGCACGAAGATAACCCGACTCTTTTTGACCCGGCAACCGGGCAAATAACCGAACAGGGAAAAGTCACACTGGCAATCTTGGACGGTCTGACCGGGGTCAGGTATACTCGATTGCGGTTGGGTAAATGTGCCAATGTGGAAGGGCAAGTTTATGGCGATTGGGATCGTGATACAAACTTAATTGATCCGTTCCCGATTCCGGCAACCTGGCGGCGATATAGGGCTATTGACTTTGGGACTGTTCACCCATTTGTTTGCCTCTGGGCAGCGGCAGACGAGGACAGCCGGCTTTACGTTTACCGGCAAATTTACCAAACTAACCGGACAGTTACCGAACATTCGACCAAAATTAACGGGCTTGGTCAGGGGGAACGGATCGACGCAACTGTTTGCGATCACGACGCCGGTGACAGATTGACGCTAACCAAGAACGGTATTCCTAACCAGGCGGCCAAAAAAGATGTTCTGGTTGGTATCGGGAAGGTTCAGGACAGGCTAAAAAAACAAATTGACGGGCGGCCTCGCTTGTTTGTTTTTCGTAACAGTCTTGTCGAAATTGACCAGGCGTTAAAGATGTCTAAAAAGCCATTTGCCCTGGAACAAGAGTTTGACAATTACGTCTGGGCTAACAACCAAAAAGAGGCACCGGTCAAGGATTATGACCACGGCCTTGATGCCCTAAGATATATCGTTATGCACATCGATAGCCCGCGTGGATGGGTGAGGTAAAAATGATAGAAATAGCAAAGTCCTATATGGATACATCCATAATGCGCCAAAACGGCAAGAGTAAACAACCTCGTTTTGGCGCTAAACCTAACCCAATTAGCTTTTTTAGCTCGATTTGGAATTTTGTTAGTGATATCCAGAAAGAGCCGGCCTATAGTTCTGATAGCCGGACCCGTGATGCCTGGCTGCGTAAAGTTTGGAAACTTGAACCATACCTGGCCGGGGTGTTAAATTCGGTTGTCCAGATTGATAAAAACCGGGGTTGGACAATAACAGGGGGGCGCAATCAGGTTAACCGGTTTACCAAGATTTTGCACCAGGCTTTCTTTACCCCGGACCTTACCGGATGGCGGCAGTTTTTCGGGGGGTCTGCGCAAGCCTACTATACCAGTGACCTGGGCAGCGTAAGCGAGATAGGCCGAAACGGTAAAGATGGGCCACTATCAAATCTATACTTTGTCGATCCTGTTCGTTGCCGGCTAACCGGTGGTGAGAAGTCTCCGCTCGATTATTACTCACCGGTCGGCGGTGGGCAAAATTGGGGGCGGTCTGACTTTTTTAGAGTAACTTCCTTGCCGTCAACCGATGAAATATTAAACGGGCTTGGCTACTGTGCGGTTAGTCGGTGTATTGAACTGGCTAAAATTATGGTGGGCATCTACCAGTATGACAATGAGATGTTACTCAACCGGGCACCTCGTGGGCTGATGTTGCTCAAAGGGATTACACAGGAGCAATGGGAAGAAGCAATGACGGTTCGGGGCGCAAAACTTGACGGGGACGAAAAAACATATTATGGGGCTGTCAACGTCATCGCTTCTATGGACGCAAGCACGGAACTGGAAGCGCAATTAATCTCACTTTCCCAACTGCCGGCCGAATTTAACCAACAGATTTTTACTGACCTTTTGATGTATGGTTATGCCCTCATTTTCGGATATGATCCGCGTGAATTTTGGCCGGTATCATCGGGGTCGCTTGGAACGGCAACCGAAACAGAGACACAGCACCGCAAGGCCGGCGGTAAGGGTGGTCTTGATTTTACGCTTGGTTTTCAAGAACGTCTTCAGGAAGAATTACCCGACACGGTTCATTTCGAGTTTGAGGAACGAGACCAGGACGGCGAGTTAGCCGAGGCTAAATTAACCCTGGCAAAGGTTGACCCGGTAATGGCAATGTATGACGGCGGGAATGGGGTTATTGACAGGGACGAGTCCAGAATCCTGTTAGCCGAACAGAACATCATCAATCCAGACTGGACAATAACACAAGAGGATGTAACGTCAACAGACACCGAGGATATTGACCGGTTGCTGAGAGTGGAAGAAGTCCAGCGGGCAATGTTTAAGTTCCCCGGTGAGCCGATTGTCCACTATTCATACCCGCAAAACACGGTTGAGGTTTTGGCCTTACCAGGCCAGCTAAAACCGCGCTTTTACTCGTTTGGTAAAATGGTTAAGCGGTCCGTCCGTCGGCAGATTGAACAGGAACTATCAGACTATCAGGAAGAATTAAACGACCTGGCGTTATTGGCTCTTGAAGGCGAAATAGACCAAGAGGAATTTGAAAGCCGGCTGGAAGAAATCACGACCGCCATTCTGATTTTGGCCCTATTGCGGGGGGCAAGTCCTGATGAAGCAGCCAACGAGGCGCAACAGCTTTTAATCGATGCGTCCCTGTCAGTGTTGGACGATGAGGACACGGAAGGCGCTATGGATGTACTGGAAGATCAGACCGTGTTAGAGTCAGCCCTGCCGGCGGGCGCTTTAACGTTACTTGACCAGGAGATTGCCAACTCTTTGGGATCGACCCTGGTGGCTGATATCTATGGCGGCCTGTACAACGAAAACGCCGCCGGACTGGTTAGCCGGTTGGGGTTATGGGGAGTAACGGCCTATGGGCTATGGCAGGCCGGTAAGCTGTTTGGCAATCCCGAAAAACATTACCGGTGGGGCCTGGGTCCAACGAAAGAACACTGTGGTGATTGCGCCAGGCTTAACGGTCAAGTCCATACCGGGAGCGAATGGGCGGCTAGCGGTTGGCGGCCTGCAAGCCGGGGGCTTGAATGTACAGGCTACAACTGTCTGTGTTCGCTTGAAGAAACAGACGGCCCAAGCGTGGGGAATTTTTAGCGAATCAACTACAGTGTTGTATTTTTGAAACTGTGATATAATTGAACAATAACCGTTAGGAATCCTATGAACATCATCAGTCACCCACTATCTTACTATGTCGATTTACTCAAAGAAAACAAACCGTTTTGTTTTGTTCGTTACGGAGATGGTGAATGGCTAACCATCCTGGGATTTTATGGCCTGCACAATTCTAACGGCTGTACGTTCACACGGGAACTAAGCGAGGATTTACGAGCCGTGCTAAAGCGGCAGAATCCATACTATCACGCTATCCTCAAAGTTGCCAAGCGTGAACGTGACGTTAATTTTAACGGCGGGTTAGTACCCTACGGCCTATCATCTATAAGTAAGTTTTTGGATGACAACAAAATCGGGTTGTACTGGTACAACGGCGATGTATTGTTAAACGCCAATTTAGAGGGCAAGCTATGGCCCTTGATCGAGCAGATACGTAAGCGGCGAATCCTTTACATTGGAAACGAACGATTGCGGGGGCTGAACGGGCGCGGGGTTGGCCTGTTTGATTTTATCACCTATATTCAGGTACCACCCCAAAACACCCATTCAATTAAGGCTCAATTGGTTGAGACGGTTAAAACTTTTATCCCCAAGTACAAGATTGATTTTATCGGGTGGTCTGCCGGCCTGGCGTCAAAAGTATTTATCGACGAGGTATTTATGGCTTATCCTGATGTGACCCAGATTGACTTCGGATCGACATTTGATGCGTTCTTCGACCCTCTCCCTCATATTAAGGCGATGGGCCGAAATGGTAGCAGGTCATACATCCGCAACGGTGGGTATGACTGGTCAAAATTATTAAAACAGAATAAAGGGGAGCAGGTAGAATGAGAAACAAAAACGATTTGTACCACCGGGCAGAAGTTACTTGGACAACTATGATTATATCAGTTGCCATCTTTGCCGGTATTGGGTTATTTTTATTTTTGGTTTGGGCCACTGTAACATTACTCCGGTTTATGGGGGTGATGATATGAAAACCGTTGGCAGAACTGAGGACGGTGAACGTCTTGTCGCAATGACAGACGATGAATATTGTACACTGGTGGGCTTACAAGATGTTGTTGAAGGTAAGGAATTTGATTTTGATCGTGGATTCTGGGGTACTAGACTAGATAGCGATATGGAAAAGGTCTTTCGGGATATCCGACAATTTACCCTGGCCGGCTTTAAGGTAAACGAGCTTCAGGCTCAAGTGGATCAACTCAGAGAAATATTATTTCCTGAATCAAAGAAGTAATAGAATAAAGGGGAGCAAAATGAGTAAGCTTGGAACGGTAAAGGCAATCGTAGATGGTAAGGAAGTTGTCATAGAGAACGTTGTGAGTATTGAGCAGGAAATGGATGATGTGGAAACATCTTATAGTATGTGCGGGAGTCCTTACGGTAAAGGCCCTATTATGTGCCCGAAATGCCAAGAAAAGAACAAGGTCAGAAAACCCGGTAGCCCAGAAATCTATTGTGGTGAACGTTTTATAGCTCATCAAATAACCACTTGGACAACCACCGTAAATGTATCGATGGTTGTTGATAAAATTATTGAGGTACGCGGCGGTTTTGCCGGGATCGAATGGAATCAACAATGAACGCTACACAACTGGCGCAACAAGTAGGAATGTTATCGACTGATGAAGTTGAGTTGATTCATAAATGTGTTTTGGGATTACCGGCTAACCCGGTAATCGTCAACATCGGGGCCAACGTCGGAACGTCTGCTATTGCAATGCTGGAAGTCAGACCGGACGCTTTTGTTTTCTCGATTGACAAACGACCCTGCACAGAGGAATCAACAAACCTATCACAATCTGGTCTTGAACCCCGGCGGGTGGTCCGTGTCTTGGGTGATAGTAGCCGGATCGGTGTGTTTTGGCCGTTTAATGTTGATATGGTTTTCGTGGATGGTGCTCACGATGATGATGGAGTCAAAGCCGACATTTCTGCCTGGCGGGGCAAAGTTAAGCCCGGCGGGATTATGCTCTATCACGATTACAACCATCCAAACTTGCCAAACCTGTCACCTATTGTTGATGCGGCGATGGCGGGATGTAGGGTTGTAGGCAAGGCGCGGTTTTTGATCGGGTTTGAGGTTTAGAATGGGTAAAAAAACACCGGATAAAGTGTATTTTACGATTGAATGGCAAGTACCGGCAGAAAACTCTATTGGTGGTCAGCCAATATGGGTATCTCTTAATGATAAAGACGGCAAAGAGTTTTTGACCAGTTCTAGCGAAGAAGTACTAAGTGTTTTATCAACCCTGCGTAATACTAGCCCAGGTGAGCAATTCAGGGCGGTTAAAATAGAACGTTATATCATTGCTTAAGGGGAGCGGACAATGAAGATAAAGTTTTTTGATGAAGACAACCCCGATGATGTATTTTTTTGGGTTGATAACGAAGACGAGCCTATCCCGCCAATTGGAATAAAAGTTAACATAGATTGTATATCCCCCAGATATCCCAAAAGTATTATTAACTGTTTAGGGATTGTTAAAGATGTTTACCTGTTTTACTCGGTCGAAGACCGAACTTCTGCGCATATCCTTTTAGAAATCATAAGCGGGAAAGAGTCTATTATCGAATCATTTCAAAAGACACTTTTGATTGAAAAAAATCAAGGGCAATACACATATTTCTTAGCGGACAAATAAAATGCTACCTATCTATGTCCTGACCAATGACAAGCACTTGTGGTTATTGCGTGGATTCGCTCACTTGTTTAACACCTACTGGGACGATTTGCAGCCGGTGACAATTGCCGGATATGGTCACCCATCGTTCCCGTTACCCGGTAATTTCTCGTTTTACTCCATTGCGCCGGCTAACTACCCGGCTGAACGATGGAGCGACGGTCTTATAGAGCTTTGCCAAAAGATGGAGTCCAACCACTTTCTTTTGTTGCTGGAAGATTTTTGGCTTAATTCTCAGGTCGATCTTGAAGGGATAATAGCTGTTAGCAATTGGTTTAAGGATCAAGAGACGCTTTGTCTGGACATTTCTGGCACCAGGGGTAGCAAAAGACAGGCCAGGGAATACGCAACGGTTGAGAACCGGATGATTATAGCAACGCCGCCAGGCACCCCCTATCAACTCAGCTATCAGGCCAGCTTTTGGGACAGGGATAGATTGTTGCAAGTTTTGCGGGCCGGTGAAAATCCCTGGCAATCAGAGGTAAACGGCAGTCAGCGGGTGACAGAAGAAGGAATGATTGTGCTTGGCACAAGAGAACCGCTTATCAGGTACAAGCCGGTCTACCGGGCAGGGCGGGCAACTCTCGATCTTACCAGCCTGCACCCCAAACAAGAAGCCTTTATCAGGCGGCAAGGGTGGGTAAATGTGCGGTAAAACCCTAGGCAAATACCCCGCCGGGATGGGCCGGCCACAAAAGTATTTCGAGGATAGATTCACCTGGCTTGATTGTCGAGGGCCGCTCAAGATTGAGTTTTGTAATTTTGGATGGTGTGTTAGAGTAGCAACCCTTTCTCACGACCCGGATAATTACGATAAGGGGGTTGTTCCAAAACCTGTCATTATCCATAAAAACGCCTGGATAGCTAGTTGGGCCATTTTGTACAATTGCGAGATTGGGGAGGGGGCGGTGGTCGCTATCGGGGCGGTGGTCGCATCTATGAAAGTACCGCCTAATACGATGGTATCAGGCAATCCAGCCCGAATTGTTAAGCGCCGAATTAACGGTAAGTTTGTTAGAGTACCTACCGAACGGTACGTTAAAGGGGAATGGGTTAAAGAATCCGATCTTATAAAAGCAATGATGAAAGGGGAGCGATAGGGATGTACATCACAACTAAGCGTGAATTAATTGACACTGTAGCTGAACGTTGGCGCAATCTGCGTTATTCAGACGGATGGATTGGGCCGGAACCGATGAAACATCATTCTGAGAGAGTTCACAACGAACTGGTAAAATTACCACCCGATGCCACAGAATCACAAGTTACGGCAATTCTTGGTAATTCATCTTGGACAAGAAATACTTGTAATGAATGCGGTAAAGATTCTGAAGTTCTTATAATTATAGGCGAACACAACAGAAACACCGGAGAACATACGGCCTGGGTTTGTGTTGATTGCCTAAAAAAGGCCGTAGTTCTTGCGGAATCAACTATAGAAGTGATGAATGGGGAGCGGTAAATGAATGTTGTAACAGAGCGCGACTTAATTAAAACCGTAGCCAAAAGATGGCGTAACCGGTTTTATTCGTACATTGATGGATGGTTACATCTTGAGTGGCTCGATACAGAAAAGGCTTACAATGAACTCCTGAAATTACCACCCAATGCTACAGGAGCTCAAGTTGAAGCAATTACAGGTAGCTTATCTTGGACAAAAATCACTTGCGATGAATGCGGTATACCTGCCGAATTGATTGTAATTATAGGCGAAAAACCAGATATGGAAAGAAGTCCTGCCGGTGTTTGTATTGATTGCCTGGAAAAAGCGGTGGATATTGCAAAATCAACTAAAGGCGGTTGGCCTAAAATTGCCGAAGGTAAAGTAGCGACGAAAGGGGAGCGAGATGAAAGTTTTTTTGATTAACGGAGTCGATCAGCAAGCCCTGTTAGAATCCCTTGACCAGCTTCTTGCACTAAATCCAGAACTTGACCTTTATGTGTTAAGTTCAAAGGTGGGGAATTTGGAGGCCGATTTTTTTGACAGCGAGACTGGCAAGCGGTGCCACGGGGCGGAAGCAATAGCCGAGTTCGTAAAGGAACGAATGGATTATCTTAAAAAGCCCTTGTCAGAACCACAGAATACCGGTTACGAAGCAATAGCCGAGATTGTAAAGGGGGTAATAGCTGCGGCTTTGACAAATGATTTACAAACACCTGCGTCGGATTCTACCACAACTAAACAACCCGGTCGTCATTGAGCTTGGGGCGCATATCGGAACGGATACGATTAGGCTGCTTTCTTTGTTGCAAGAACCGTATACCTATTTGGCAATTGAACCGGACCCGCGAAACCTGTCCGAATTACGCCGCGTTGGGAAATTCCGCAACGGGTTTGCCATAATCAATAAGGCCATTGCTTCCAAGCCCGTGCAGGCCAGTCTTTATTTGTCAGACGGGTTGACTGAACAGGGCCGGCAGTATACGGACGGGTCCTCTATTATGGTCCCAACGAATGAGGCACTAGCAACCGGCTACACGTGGAAACGGTCTATACCTATCCAGTGTACAACTCTTGACGACCTGTACAAAGAGTACAATCTGGATAAGATTGATTTTATCTGGTCAGATATCCAGGGGGCAGAACTCGAAATGATACAGGGCGGGCAAGTGGCCCTTGCTAATACCCGGTATCTATACACAGAGTGCGTAGAGAATCGGGTCCTTTACAAAGGACAGCCAAACTTAAAGCAGATTATTTCAGCATTACCGGGGCGGTGGGATATCGTAATGAGAACGCAAACAGACGTACTTTTCGGGAGCAAACGATGGGAATAGTTTTCCGTGGAATCCCTCAAAAATTAGCCCTTGAGTTGAAGCAGAAACACGATCTTGTGTACTTTGTAGAGACAGGGACCCTCTTGGGCAAGTCGGCAGCCTGGGCGAGCCTGAATTTTAAGCAGGTGTTCACGATTGAGATTAGCCGGGACTTTTACAAACGGGTTAGGGAGATTTACGGGAACAACGGGCTAAAAGGGAACGTGGTCTTTATGCTTGGCAAAAGCCAGGACCTTTTAGCCGGTGTCCTGGGCCAGTTTGATAAGCCCGGTCTAGTTTGGCTTGATGCCCACTGGTCAAGAGACTTGGGGTACGGTCGTCCTGAGATTGTTTGTCCTGTGTTGGCAGAACTCGAAGCCGTAAGAATGGCCCACCAAAGCAAAAACGTCGTGATGATTGATGACGCCAGGCTTTTTGGGACGGACGGGTGGCCTACGGTAGATGAGGTTATGTCATCGTTGGGTGACAGGTGGGTATGGTGGTTACAGGATGACGTTTTAGTTGCCGAGCCGAAATGAGCGAGAAACCGCCGGTCTATATCAAAAACGGATTCCTATACACCTGTGACGGTGTTAAACTTTGTCGGGTGTTAAAAATGCCCGGCGATTGCCAGCTCGTCTTTTTTGATCGGAACCGGCAACGGGCGGCGGTTCGTGGATCGGAGTCGGTCGTTATCACATTGCTTGATATTGCCAGGGCGGTTAAAGATAACGAAACAAAAGGGGAGATTAAAGAATGACATCAGTAAGAGATAAAGCTACCACAAATGATATTTTAGAAGTTCTTGCAAAACACTTCCCATTTCCGTCTAGCGATATTAGAGCAGCTTATGAGACGCTAGAATGTTCTGTTGACAGAACTATTACGGCCTGCAATGTGGCTATGATGGGTGTAGTCGGTGATTTATTAGAAGTTGCAGTAAAACTAAAAAGGTTAGACTCGGAACGCCAAGAGAACGTGGCCCGCTTTGTGGAGATTGACGATAACATAATTCGCATTTCTATTGATAAAGACGGTAACGTTTTAGACGCCAAGAACCTGGGGAAGATTATTCATACCAGTCAGTCAAAAACAGATTGGGAGTTAATTTATAAATAGGATATTGGTTTTCATTGACGTTTATGTAAAAGGTGTGGTATAATGACTGGTAAGTAATTAAATACGTAATTTGTAGCCAATGAGCCGTAACGGTCCAAGTGACCGGCGCGGCTTTTTTGTTTTTGGGAGGCCAAATGTGAGCAAATTAAAAGAGATTTGGGAGCAGATCAAAAGCCTATTTGAATCCGAACTAGGCGAAGTCCAGCGAAAAATCAAGATGGTTGATTCCTGGGACGGATCGGCTAGCCAGTTTGATACCACCGAGGCTTACTGTCGGGCCTGCCTCATTGACGTAAACACGGGGGATACAAAAGCGCAATCCCATTGTATGTTGCCCGTTCGCGGCCCTGGCGACGGTGCAGACGTTTTTGTTGATAAAGCGGTTATGGCTGCGGCGGGCGGGCGCGGGATTACTCAGGTAAAAAAGCCTGATGATGTGGAACAAGGGACGTGGGATACCGCCATTAAATCGGCGGCCAACAAAATCATTTCCGCTTACGGGGACATGGACCGGGTTGCCCCTGCTTCTGTTTACGAGGTCGCTGGCAAAGAACCACCGGAAGAACGGGCAATCGGAATGAGCCGTATCTATGAACAACTCTTTGGTAAGCTTGAAGAAATGGGGAAAGATGACTCCTATCCCTGGATCATTGACCTGTACCACGATCAAGGCCGAATGTATCTGATTACCGCTGACCGGGGCAAACTTTACCGGTATGATGTGATGATGCAGGGTGACGATCCAATGTTGGGAGCACCGGTTGAAGTGATGGAAAATCACCCGCCTGTAGGCCAAACACGAACCACGATTACCCGCCGAACCGATGGTCGCTATCGGTGGTTTTCTATCAGCGCAACCTCTGTACTTAACCGGGTGGGCGAAATCGACAGCCGGACCCTTTACGACAATTTCATCAAACACGCCGAGGAAACTGGAGAGTACCCTATTCGGCAATTTTATCATCAGGGTGATAAGTTCCGAACTGGCCAGGCTGATTTTTTAGCCAGGGACGGTAACTGTTACGTTACGTCTGGCCTGTTTGATGATAGCCCCCTGGCGTTGGCTGAAATCGAAGCCCGCAACCGTGAGCCGGACTATTGGGGGGAGAGTATCGGCTATCTGCCATTGGTTGAGCCGGACATTATGCGAATTGCTGAGGTTGGAATCCCGGTTTACACCGATGGCATTCACAAGGAAATTTCAACACTGCCGGAAAAAGAGGCAGCTAATTTATTTACAACTACCCGACAGGAGGTAAGCAGGATGTTATCAGGACCCGCCTGGGAAGCATTTTTAAAATTATGGAACGGTGACGAGGAAAAAGCGCGGGAGTGGTTGGATCAAAACGCCGGGGCCACTAACCGGGCCATTGAAACTACCGGGATGATTACCCGGCAGACTGAGGAACAACCGGAGCCAGAAGGGGAGCAGGTCTTAACGCTTGACGATACGGCCGTGGCTGCTCTAACCGATTCAGTAACCCGGTCAGAACTTTTTACCGGCCTGACCGAACAGTTACAGCAGGCAACCGAAGCCCTGGTTATTGCCGGTCAACAGGTTGAGACCCTAACCCGCCAGGTTGAGGCGTTAACCGTGCGCGTTGCCAGCCTGGAGCAAACCGACGAACAGAAGCGGGAACGGTGGCAACAGGACTTGTCTCGCCGGGTTAAAAATCAGGCAACGACCGTAACCTACCGGCCAAGAGAAGCAAATAACACGGATGAAAACGGGGTGCAAGCCTCGTTTAGCCAGCGGGCTGCCGCCATCCGGCCTAAAAATTCGTACTAATTTCAGGAAAACGAGGTAAACGACAATGAACGATAATGATGTTTTACGTCTTATTCAGGCGTATGGGCAAATTAACCGGCTGGCTATTTCGAGTCCAGAGGAAGCAACACCGTTCGGGTGTTGTAATTTCTTTGATGACTGCACCGATGGGATTTTCAGCCTGTACTACCGGGGTCAGCTTGGCTTACTCGATTGGATGGGCTTTAACCCCACCGATGTGTGTTATCGCCGGGTTGATTTTATCAACTATGTCCGGCCGGCGCAAGAGAACCGGGCTGACACGGTTGGATACATCTCTAACCCCTGCGCCGACCCGAACGGGATTGAATTTGGCGGCTGTCATCTTGACGTTGAGGACTTCGGCCTGTATGGCCGGGAAGGGCCGACACGTAAGCTTTTGAAACCTTCCCGGTGGTGCAAGAACAGCCCGCGTAAGTTTTTGGACGGGTCGCCCATCACCAGCGAATTTGATTGGGACTCGATGTTTACAATGGACCAAATTCTAAATGACGTTCGGGTTGCCGTTGTTACCGGAAACACCGCCACCCCCGGTCAGTTTGACGGCCTGCAACGATGGGTAAGAACCGGCTACGACTGTACCGCCTTAAACTCATACGTGGTCAATTGGAACAACAACCCAATGAGCGGCGGGGCTGGCATTACCCTGAACGGGGGCGCTGCACCGGCCGGGTTTAATCTGGTGGACTGGTTACAGGATATCCACCGCAACGTCAAAGAGCGCACATCCTGGTCGCCGCTTTTGAGTAATCAGGCGAGGCGAGTTGGTGATACTATTATTGTCTTGCCTGGTTTTATGGCCCGGTGTTTGCTGGATTTCTTCACCTGCTGGTCAACCTGTCCGAGTTTGATCGACACCGCGACCGACGCCACCCGCCTGGTGAAAGAGGTTCCTGAACGGAACGATTTCCGTATCCAGCTTAACGGCGGTATGTTCGGGCACGGCCGGATTTTCCTCGACGGTGACGAAATCCCATTGCTTATCTATGATTGGGGAATGATTAACGGTCCGACCCGTGGTGACCTGTACTATCTGACAGGGGCCATTGGCAGCCAGCGGGTTTGGGAAGGGGAGCACCTGAGCGCCGAAGTTGCTATGAGAGAGCTAATGGGCGCTAACGGTGTCACCGGGGCTGACCTGGGCTATTTCAGCCGTGATAACGGCCGCGTTTTGGGGTTGGTTGAGGTTGATAACCTCTGCCGTATCCTCAAACTGTGGATGGCACCTCGGCTGTGGTGTATGGCACCCTGGGCACAAGCCAGATTCCAGAATATTTCTTGCCACACGCCAACCGGCCCGCTGTCACCTAATCCGGCCGATACTTCGTTCTACCCTGAAACCAGCTTTACGCCGGCCACTTGCCCGTAACGTGATTTTAAGAGGGGGAGGGTTGATCCTCCCCCTCTATGAGGGGAGCGTGTGAAAGACTTTACAGTCATCGTCCCGTTTTTTAACGGTTTTCAAACAATAGACCGGCTACTCAAAACGTTGCCGGCTGACTTGCCTGTCATCATCGTTGACGATCACAGCGATAAGCCACTAGTCCTAAACTGGCCCAATGTGGCCGTTGTTCGACCTGAGAAAAAGGGTTACTTCACCGGGGCGGTTAACGTTGGCTTGCAGATGACCAGCACCGATGTTTTAATCCTCAATCAGGATGTGTACTTTCAAAACGACCACTGGCAAAGAACGATTGAAAACGAGCGGGATAGATACGGGCTTATCGGTGAGAGGATAGCCGGTAATCATCCGGCCTGGCCGATGGGCTACATACACGGTACATTTATGTTTATTCGCCGTGATGTGATTGCCAAAATCGGCCTGATGAATGAAACGGATTACCCCCTGTGGGGATCAACTTGCGAGTATCAATTAAGAGCCTGCCGGGCCGGGTTTGAGGCGCTACCGTTAGTCTCCATCCCTGGTTTTGTCCATACCAGAGACGGGAATCACGGCGACGGAATTAAACAAGTTCTCAGAGAAGAACCAGCTAAAAAACCTCTGTTTATCCGAACGCCACCAATGATAAGCGTCGTCATCACCTGTTACAATTACGGTCGTTATCTAAATGACGCCGTTAATTCTCTGATTGGCGGTGATACTTCCCTGGGTAAAGTACCCGGTCAATCGTTTCAATCGTTCGAGGTTATTATAGTTGACGACGGGTCAACCGATGACAGCGCCAAAATAGGGCAAGCCCTGGCTAACCCCTGGAAAGGAATCCGCTTTATCCAGCGCCAAAACGGGGGCAGCGCGGCGGCGGCTAATACCGGGATTGAAGCGGCAAAAGGAAAATACATTACCGTTTTAGATGCTGATGATATGATGATGCCGAACCGGTTGGAGTCGTTATACCGGCTGGCTCTGCTCAATCCTCATAGCATCGTTTATGATGATATGAGAGTCATAGCCAACGGTAAAGTAGGAAAAACTTGGGAGATGCCTGACTATGATTTTGAGGAAATCATCTACAAAAACGGTGTTCACAAGGGTATTTTGTTTCCTAAGAAAGCGTGGCAAGAGGCCGGTGGTTATCCTGAAACAATGAACAAAGGGCGGGAGGATTGGGCCTTTAACATTGCCCTGGGCATTAAGGGGTGGTGCGGGGTCCACTTGCGACAACCTCTTTATCTTTACCGGCAGGAAGGGCAAAGCAGGACCCAACGAAGCGCCGGGAAGTATATGCGTCCTGTGTTCTTCGAACAAATCAAGTCACTTTATCCCGGTATTTACCGGGGGGAGCGTCCTAATATGTGTTGTGGTCAAAAATCAAGTCCGAAAGGTGCAAAACCGAGCGGGGGAGGGGTGGCAATGGCGACGAAATATTTACCGGGGCGGGATGGTATGGCAATCCTTGAGTATACCGGCACAAACTCAGGGGATATGACCTGGGCGGGGCCGGTAACAAAAACCAATTACCTTTTAGGTGGTGGCAAAAAACGTGGGTATGTTGATAGCCGGGATGTGCCCGGTATGCTCGAAATCAGCGAAAAGGGGCGTAAGCAGTTTAAGGTTTACAACCCGCCCAAGTTACCCCCACAGATTCCGACTCCCGCCCCTGTAGTCGAGGTCAAAATACCCACTTACCCGGTTGAGATTGTGGCAGAAATTGCCGAAGATGTTGAGGCCAAAGGTAAAAATGTATTTCAGGGCATTGACCTTTCATTCCCTGATCCTTCCGAATTGTCGGTCAAGGAAGTTTCTGAGATAGTAGCTAAATCAGACCTATTTCAACTGGAAGAAATGCTCAGAAAAGAGCGGGGTGACAAAAACCGTAAAGGGGCGATAACCGCTATTCAAGAGGCTATCAGTGGGAAATAATTGGTTTTTGCTTGCCCTGGCTATCCTGGCCTGCTACCGCCTATCTCGCCTTATCGCTCTTGATGAAGGGCCGGGTGGGCTATTTTTGAATATCAGGGCGGCCGGCGGCGCTTATGACTATGGCCCCAACGGGCAGGCAGTAACCAATTTTGGACGAGGCATCAGTTGCCCGCACTGTGTAGGGGTATGGATGGCGTTTATTTTTGCCATAGCTCTTTTCCAGTTCGACTGGCTATTGGTCCTTTACTGGCTGGCAATCGCCGGGGGGCAATCGTTGTTGCAGGAGATTGGACAATGACAATTGTAGCAACGGCCACAAGACTGGTAAATGAACAGAGCGCGGTTAGGCTTGCCCGATACGCTCAAATTATCGGCTATCCTGAATGTAATTTTTGGGGAGTGAATGCTGATATTGACACCGGTTTTCAATGCCAAGAGATTTGGACCAAACCGCAACGGGATATGGTTGCCAAATACCTGGCCGAAGCACAAGAGGAAATAGAACAGGAGACCGGTTATTTTCTTGCTCCCCGATGGATTGGGCAAGGGCAAACTGAAAAGTGGCAAGACTGGCAATCTCTTAAGTGGCAGCTTACTACAAAATGGTCGTTGTTTATCGAGGCGGGTATTCAGGCAACCAGCACTATTCTGGTGGGTGCAGTAGTCAATCACGCTACAGACCCGGCTGTTGTCGGACCAATTGCGACAACGGTTACAAACATCGACGAGGTTAAGATTTTTCATCCTGGCTCTGATGTTGAGATTGACCCAAGTTCGATTACCATAGCTGGCGGTTTTGTAACCATTGAAATACCGCGTTGCCGAATGGTAACGGAAGCAGTAGCCGACAATCCGAGTACTGGCCTGGCCTACACCGACCCGGCTAACTTTGAAGCGACGGTTGACGTAAAGAGAGTCTATAACTCAACTGCCGTGCAGGTGACTTTTGTCTATCCTCATAGCTGCGGCGGTCTATCGTGTGATTGTGATTGTACCGAGCAGACAACAGCCGGCTGTATCTATGTTAAAAACAAGCGGCTTGGGATTATTAACGTAAGACAAACCGGGTCGGTATCTGGCTTGTGCGGTGGATGTCCTGAAATTATCCGGCTAAATTATCGGGCCGGTATGGACCGCCTGACTTATCAAGCCGAGGACGCCATTATCAGACTTGCCCACGCCAAAATGCCTGAGGAGCCGTGCGGGTGTGATGTTGCCAAGCGGCTGTGGGGCCGTGATAGAAATATTCCTGAAGTCTTGACACGCGAACGGTTGAACTGCCCGTTTGGTCTACCAGATGGGGCCTGGGTAGCCTACAAATTCGCCCACGCTATGAAAATCTTCCGTGGGAGCAACCTCTAATGATTAAGGCCAGGGCAATTATTCCACGGAAGATAGATACAGCCGTTTTTGTAAAAGAATTTACAGAAGCCGTTAAAAAGACCATTGATTCGGCTGATGTCGCATTCGGGAAAACCTATTCAACCTGGCAAGATAAGCCAGATTTTATTAAGAGCATTGACGCCAGTTCGACTAAGATTGTCGGCTTAATCACGACCGAAGACGACAAATACCGGTATGTTACCAGGGGAACATCCGTAAGATACGCCACAATGACAACTGATTTTGTCGCAAAGACGCAACCAAGAGTACTTGGAAGCGGGGCGGGGCGGGGTGGCTTGCTCTATGTTGATAAGCGCCGCCCCCGGCCTGGTATCAAAGCGCGTGAATTTGAAGAAATGGTTCAGGATCAGGAAGAACCTAAATTTTCCCAACGTGTAGAACAGGCGGCTAATCAGGCCGCCAAGAAATCGGGGCATAGCATATGAAACAAGACATAAAAGTTGTAAGGTCAGATAAACAATCGGCCTTAGTGGAATATCAAGACGGCAACGAAACAAAGCGGGTAATTGTTCCCGTCTCGGCGGTTGTTGACAATGTTATTGACGACAACGATTTAGCTTTAGGCATCCCCTATGGATTGGCCTGGGCAAATTTAGTTACACCGTCAACAAACTCCAAACGGATCGAAGCAGAGCTACGCCGGGCCGGTATTTGGACGGCAGAGGATGCGCTTAAAAACGCGCCGGCTGTTCAAGGGGCGGTACAGGCCGCTTACTCAATTGATTTTAGCACAATAATGAGGATCGCAAAGGAGAATTTGAAATGAGTTTACCAGCGGATGCCCTGAAGACCGGGAACGGGGCGTTGTTTGTTCAGAAAAAAGGTCCGAATACTAAACCGGAGTATGTCGGCTGCGTTACGTTGGATGACATTGAATCCCCCCAGGGGGATATTGAGTTGATCCGGTGTTTTAACCCGAACGGATCGGGGTATGTGACTGTCGGCCAAACACAGGCTCCCCCCGACCCGGTTACTACCACCATTACCGGCCTGATGTTTAAGACAGCCGGCGTTTTGGAACGGTTACGCTGCCCGTTTACGCTGTACGCCCTGCTAATGTGCGGCGACGGAGTCCGGCGGGATGTTTTTGCCAATTACGACCGGGGACTGGCAATCGATGTAAATCGGATTACTTCCCAAACGTGGGCCAACATTGTCAACAGAGAAGAAGACACGGCGAGTGAGCGATCCTTGGACATTTCCGGCAACCCGCCAGTTTTTGAGATTTTCCGACCACGTGTTGATCGGCAATCGACTACGGAAACGCAAGCCCTGAACGATATCGCCGTGTGTGCGGGTGAACAGTGTCCGGGCCAATGTGATACCGCGTCAATCGACCTGGGGCAATACCTGATGACCGGCGGTGATACTGTAGCCGGGAGTCCTGGCGGAAATGCCGAAATCTTGATTACAGATGACGGCGGCGCTGATTGGGACGCCACAGCAGCGGACCCGTTTGCTGTTGGTGAGATTGTTATAGCCGTTGGTTGTTTCCAACTGGACAAAAACACGACCCGACGAATCGCTGTTCGTGGTACGGCCGACGCCGGCAATCCGGCCGAAATCGCCTATAGCGATGATGACGGGGTGACGTGGGTGAATGTCAATGTCGGAACGGTCAATGGTCAGTATGGACCTGACAATAACTGTCTGTTTATCCTTGACCCTAACAACATTTGGCTTACGACCACCGGTGGCTATATTTACTTCTCCGGTGACGCGACCGAAAGTTGGACTGCTCAGGAAAGCGGCGTTATCACGGCCGGAAATCTCAACTGTGTCTTTTTTGCCGACGAAAACACCGGTTTTGTTGCCGGGGCGGCTAACGCCATTATGCAAACGACCGATGGCGGCCAGACGTGGACCGCTGTCACCGGCCCGGCGGCTCAGGCGGCTGATGCCATTATCGCCCTGACCTACTCCGGGCGGTGGTGGATTGGTTACAATGACGGACAACTCTGGTATTCCGAAAATGACGGCGTAGCCTGGGCACAGCGCACTTATCCCGGTTCGGCCGGTATGGCTACGTTGCCTGATATTGGCTTTTCGTCTGACCTGTGCGGCTATATGCTGGCTAATACAGCCGCGCCGGTTGGTACGGTTCTGAGGACGGTTGACGGCGGCTATACCTGGGAGGGGTTAGTAACCCCCACCAACGCCGGGCTTAATGCCCTGGTAGTCCACGATTGTAACTTAGCTCACGCCGTTGGTGAGCCAAGCGGCGGCACGGCGGTTATCCTCAAGATTAACGCCTACCCGGCCTAATTTATCAAATCTGCCAAATGATAGCGGCTAAATTTGGCAGTAATCGAGATACCCTGTCTTTGCCCGGCCGCTCCCCAAAGGGTCGAGACGGGGTATCTCTATTGTAAAGGGGAGCAAAGAATATGAAACAGCGATTTTTTACTACTTCATCCGGTGAAGATTTACCCATTGGCCCTATTTCTCTTTTGGATGTCCAACTAGCCCAACAGGCCGTAGTCCAAGAGTTTAGGCTGCGGGGTGAACCGATTGACCCACCCACCTACACAGTTGAAACTGTCGGTGGTGATATTGAGTACCACCCTCATACCGCCGTTACCATCAAAGATGCCAGTGAAGAAGAAGTTACCGCTTTTACCCTGCACTTAGAAGCGGTTAACCGAATGAATGCCGCAATTGAAAAGCGGACCAAGCTTGTTTATTACGAGGGTGTTAAAAGCAACCTGCCGGCCGATGATGCCTGGGCAACGCGGCGAGAACAATTATTCGGCGATATTATCCCCACCGACCCGGAAGACCGGCGAATTTATTATGTTGATAAAGTTAAACTCAAGACTCCGGCTGATAAGAACGGGATTATCTGGGCCATAACCGAAGCTTCGATGGAGGGATCGCCGGCCGAAGCAATTGAAGCAGCCCGCGAACTTTTTCGCGGTCAGATTGAACAAGCCAACCGGCGAGCGTTTAACCTCCCTCAAAATTCGACCGGGCAAGATAACGTGGTATCACAGCCAACTAATGAGCCAGGTGGCAGCGTCGAAATCGTGGGGAATCCGGCCGAGTGAGTTTGGAATCTGCCGGCCTGATGACGATCTGGCTTTTATGATGGCCTATGAGGAAACAATAGCCAGTATGAGCGGATACGAGAATCAGGTCCAAGAGGACAAAATGAGGAAAGATAGCGCCAAGCGTGGTCGCCGGAGAAGATAAATGGCTGAAAAAATCGGACTTGAAGCAGTACTCGATTTAGGCAATTTTAGCCGGGGATTGGCTGAATATACTTCTGGTATATCCAAGATGACCAGCCAAACCGCAACGGCTGCTTCTCAGTTATCAGGTCAGTTTGTCGGCTTGGGGCAAGGAGTCCTTAGATTTGGAGCAATTGCCGGCGGTGTGGCCCTGGCCGGCGTGGCTGCTTTGGGAACCGGTTTTGCTGTCTTGGGTGCTACTGCTTTGGATGAATATGCCAAGTACGAGCGTCTTTCACTTTCTCTTACCTCTCTTGTGGCCCGTGAAATTAGTCAGGGTAAAGAGGTTGAGCAACAGCGCCAGGTTATTACTCAACTTACGGCCGATGAGTCGGCAGAGATCAACAACCTAAACACGAAAATCCAAGAAGAGAGTCTTGAACGGCAGACATTGCTAGGACGCATTCAGGAGCAAAAACAACGTGTTATTGATCTAACCACGGCTTACGGTGAGCAGGGGCTGAATGTCCAAACGGCCAAAGCAAAGCTAGCAGAAATGGAGTTTGAACTCACCAAAAGTGATGCTGCAACGGCCACAATGACAACACGGGTTAATGAATTAAACTCAAAAAACGGGCAGCTTATCACTACGATTGACAAAGTCCGCGTAGGTCAGATGTCGATGGGTGACGCAATGGCCCAGGCCAGCCCCAAAGCGCAAGACCTGCTTAAGTGGATTCAGCTTTTGGCCGTTCAAAGTCCGTTCAACCAGGAAGGTATAGCCGACGCATTCAGGACCGCTATGGCCTACGGTTTTACGACTGAGGAAGCCAAGCGGTTAACCCAAGCTGAGGTTGATTTTGCCTCAGCAACCGGTAAAAGTGTTGAGGCAACCAACTTAATAGCCCTGGCTTTGGGGCAAATGCAAGCGAAAGGCAAAGTCAGCGGTCAAGAAATTATTCAGCTTACTAACGCCGGGATTGGTGTCAATGCCATTTTAGAGAGTATGGGCTACACACTAGATGATGTTAGCAAGGGGTTGGTTAGCTCCGATGCGTTTATCGAGGCTGTAATCACCGATATGGAAGTTTTTGAGGGGGCGGCGAAATCTCAATCGGCTACGTTTTCCGGTCTAATCTCAACCCTGGGTGACTTAAAAGCCGTTGGCCTGCGTGAATTTTTTGCCGGTACGTTTATTGCTATCCAGCCCTATCTAGCTGATTTTGTGGACTGGCTAACAAAAATCTCTATTGAAACGGGCGGGTTACGGGCAATTGGCGATGTTTTAGGCACGAATGTTGCCGGGGCGTTACGGACCATTGGCGGTTTGATTGCCGGCCTACAAACTACCGGCGGCGTGGGTTTGCTTGGAGCGTTGGGAATTACACCGGTTGCGGTTACGTTGTTTAATCAGATTAAAACGGCTTTGGGTGAAGTGTCCGTTACCATTTCTTCGGTTTTAGCGCCGGCTCTGTCTGGTATGGGTGGTCCGATTGACACCTTGAACGCTGGAATAATCATTGTATCCCAAAACTTTGAATCATTCAGAGGGGCCTTGATTGGTATAGGGGCGGTTTTAGCAACCGGTGTATTCGCGGCTTTGGTTGCTGGCCTGTTAAGTCTACTGACCCCGATTAATCTAATAATTGCCGGGGCGGCTTTGCTGGGCGCGGCCTGGGCTGGCAATTGGGGCAATATTCAAGGGATTACACAACAAGCCCTAGCGACTATTACGGGCTTGTTTAACACTTATTGGCCCCAAATATCAGCAGTTGCCCTAACCGCTTTTGAGGTTTTGAAATCTGTTTTTAATGGGCTTGTAACAGCTTTACAACCGGCTATAGCCAATATCCAAACGGCTTTTAACAATCTCACCCAAGCCCTGGCTAATATCGGCATAAGCTGGTCAGATGTTGGCAACGCTCTGCTAACATCGATTGGCATTGTAGCGGCCGGAATTGGTGCGGTGCTGTTGGCTGTAATCAGCGTTGCGACCGGTTTTGTTAGCGGACTGGCGGCGGCAATCGCAACCGGGACAGAAATATTTGCGCAGATGACAGCCTTGTGGCAACAAAATCTAGGTAATCTCGAAACGATTATTACCGGGGTAATTATGATTATCCAGGGTATTTTTAGCCCTGGTGGGACCTGGGGGAACGTTTTTACCGGGGCTAGTATGGTTCTGCAAGGATTTGTCCAGGGGGTTACAACCGGAATGGCAATAGTCCTGACTGCCATAACCGCCCCATTACAAACGGCTTTATCATTTATGGAAGGCTTTGTTATTGCCGTTGTCGGGTTTTGGCAGGGGCTTTTTAATACACTTGTGGGCAACTCGATTATACCCGATATGGTGACAGCTATTATATTCTGGTTTAATGCCCTAACCGCGCCAATTATGGCAGTTTTCGACTCGCTAAGTCAGGGGATTGCTACCGTTTTAAGCGGCGTGTTTGGGGCTTTGACGGGCGGGGGAGAAGGGGGAGCTATGTTTGATCCGGCGGTAATGTTGCAAAGCTTTACTGCTATCAAACAGCAGGTAGATGCTATCGCTTTGTCTTTTACAAATCTCTCAACCATCACCTTACCGGCCTTGTCATCCGCTTTATCTGTTTTGGCCCCTGCCTGGATTGCTCAATTTACGTCCATCCAGACCGGTGTGTCAACCCTGGATTTAACCTTGCAAAATCTTGGGCTTGTGACCTTACCGGCCTTGATTCTGGCGGCTGCTACACTGGCAACAGGATGGGCAACTCAAACTACAACGATGCAGCAATCGACGATGGCTCTTGATACCTCGATCCAGTCAATTGCCTCTGTTTCAATGCCAGCGTTAGGGACTGCCGCAACTGCGGCGGGGCAGGCAATGGTAAGCGGTCTTAGTCGAGTACCAGCCGCAATTCAAACGATTTTACGCGCCGTAACCAGCCTATCAACCCTCGTTAGTCAACTAAAACAGATTGCTACCCAGGCGGCCGACGGGGTCGTGACTGCATTTACTGAAATAGACTGGTCAGAAATCGGGAGGAATATCGGAGAAGGCATTGCCGAGGGGCTTGAATCTCAACAAGGGACAATTGTCGATCTGGCGCGAGAAGTTGCAAAAGCCGCCCTTGATGCCGCTAAAGAAGAACTAGGGATATCGTCGCCATCACAGGCGTTTTACGATATCGGGGTTGATACAATAGCCGGCTTGATTATTGGGTTCAAAGAGGGCCGGCCCATCCTGATGAAGACCATCACCGAAACAATGCGCGAGGCGATGCTAACCACAAAAGATTTGGTTGGTATGATGTCGGTCGAAGTTTGGGCTGACTTTATGGGCGGGGCGTCAAATTTTGCCTCGTTTTTTACCGGTGAACTTAGTAATCAATCATCAGAGTTGGAAACCCAAATTCAAAATAACCAACAAATTGTAGACGATTCGTTGGCTAAATTAGCCGAAGCAACCGGAAGAGAATCTCTTACTTATGATGATATGTTTTTCGATATGTTTGTTGGACAACAACTGTCCCCGCAACTTACCACAGAAGAAACAAAACAACTAGAGGATTTAAACTTAAAACTTAAAGAAGAAGAACTTGAGCGTAATACCCTCATTGCTACAATTCGACAGCAACAAGAAAAAGTAAGCGGGTTAACAAGTGAATATGGAGATCAATCTTCAAATGTTCAATTAGCTAAAGCAAAACTGGCAGAGATGGAACTTGAGCTTGCAAAAAGCAATACTGCCACTAGTGATATGACAAGTCAACTTAATGCATTAAATGCCAAATTAAATCAAGTATATGATCCATTTGATCCTCTTAATCAAACTATATCAGATGCAGTTACTGCTCAAGAAGCCCTGAATCAACAAACCTATGAATACAAAAAACTCCAAGAACAGATTACCAAACAGCAAGAGGAACAACAACAACTTAAATTTTTGCAACAACAAATAGACCTGCTAGATTTTATCAAAGAGTACAAACTGCGGCCCGAAGAAGTCTTACAGGGAATCACGCTAGGGACGGGGGCGTCTGTATCTGATTTAGCCAACGCGACCAGCAGCGTTATTCAGGCCGTGATTGCCCGGCTTAGTGGTGAGTTGTCTACCGCTCAATTTGCTGGGGGTACAATTGGTTCTGCCGTTCCGGCCGGTTATCCAAATGATACTTACCGAGTTGGCTTGACCAGCGGTGAAGAGTTTATGGTTGCACCGCGTGGAACAAGCCTGGATAGTATGGTAATGACGCGCCTCGGTGATATGTTGCAGTCGAATGTATCACGTGGAGCGGTAGGTGGGAGATCGGTTCAGGTGATTTTTAACAATACTCAGGTTAATAATGGTATGGACCTGGCAAACCTCGGTTCTTTTGTTCGGCAGGAGGTTGCCAGGGCAATATAAAGGGGAGCAAAAAATGAAACGCCTTTTTGTCATCTTGGTATTAGTTCTGGCCTTCGCTCAAATCGCCCAGGCCCAGGAACCCGAAAAAGTTTATTTGCCGGTAATTTTTAGTGGAGATTGTACTATGACGACAGGGATACTAGCCGTAAGCGACGGAACTACCACAATAGACCTGCACAATTTAAGCGTCGGAATCGGCCTTAAAGAGTGGAATCCCACTGTAACCCCCCACGAAACAACAAGCCAGCAATCACCCCTGGCCGATATGAAACGACCGGTAAGCCGGCGATTCTCTGTTGCAACAGAGACGCTAACTTTTAACATCAAAAACATAACTGAAGACCAGCTTTACGTACAAATCCAAGAACTTGAGCGGCTCTTAGAAAAGGCCGTTAACTACTGGACTACAGATGTACAGCCTGACCCGGTTTATTTGGTGGTCCGGGGTAATTGCGAAACAAATACCCGTTACGCTATCATTTATGATTACTCATTCCCTCAGCTTGATGACCCGATGTCACCCGATTTTACCACGATTGACGGTAAGATTTTTGATGAGCTAACGCTCAATATTGAGCGGGGGCATTGGCTGGCTAATGCGCCAGGGACCGGGACTTGTGGACAAACCAATAACGAACAAGTTTGGTGGAGTGACCAGGCTTGGAGCGTGCGATCAACCGATCCGTCTTTACAGGTTCTTGCAATTATTCAAGCGTCATCGGGGCGTTTATTTTTGGGGGATGTTGATAGCCAGGTTTTGCAGTCCGATGATGACGGGCTTACCTGGCAGGTGTCAACGGCCGCGCCTGCCAGTGCTGTTTCTTCATTATTTCAGACATCAACAGGCCGAATTCTTGCGGGAGTGAGCGGCAGGATTTGGTATTCTGACGACAACGGTGGCACGTGGAATAATGTTATAATAGCGGGTGGTGGGATTATTACAAGCATTATTCAAACCGAAACCGGGCGATTAGTGGCAGCAGATACCACCGACATTGTTTATTCTGATAATGATGGGGCTAACTGGACTGCGATCCCGGTTACAACTAAAAGCATTTTAGTTGTTCTTCAAACTACCACCGGACGCATTTTGGCAGCGGACAACGGGCAAATCTGGTATTCTGACGATAACGCCTTGACGTGGAATATTTTAACCACTGATCCATCCGGGTTTGTTTATTCTCTCTACCAAACAACAACCGGACGAATCTTGGCCGGTAATGTTGGAGAAATCTGGTTTTCTGATAATGACGGTGATTCGTGGAGTGTTACCGGTTCGGCTCTTGTTGGTAACGTGGAATATATTTTGCAGTCCTCGACCGGGGCTATTTATGCCGGTGAAAATGGGCAAATCTGGAAATCTGGCGACGATGGAGATACCTGGACAGTAGAAACCACGCTACCAAGTGCTTTTGTTTTTACAATTATGCAAACCACAACCGGACGGATTTTGGCCGGGGATGACGGCCAAGTTTTAACTTTGCCTTATACCACCTTTGATATGGGACCAGTAAACACCTGTGACGACTCCGTTTATGTTGTCAATCAGGCCAGGTGTGCCAACTTGACCCATATCTTTGTTGATGACGGGGGAGTATTCGGGGCCAATTTGTTACCAATGACGGTTTTCCCGGTAACACTACTTCCAGCCGTTCCGGTTGTTAACGACGCTATCTATTTTGGCATTAATACCGCTATTGTGGATAGCGGGCCGTTTGACGGTCTTGTGATTGATCTTGATAGCGTCATACAGTTTGACACCTCGTATACCATCACTTGGGAAGTTTGGACCGGGGCGGTCTGGGTAGCATTGACCGTTCACGATGGGACAAACCCAGGGACCGGGGCGTTTAGATCAACCGGTGTTAGTTCGGTTCATTGGGTCCGGCCTACGGGTTGGGCAACAACGGCAGTTAACGGTGTAACCGGTTATTGGGTCCGCGCCAGGCTATCGGCCTTGGTGGGCGCAATTACCCCGCCGACTCAGCAAAACAGGAATATCTACTCTCCCACCTTCCCTTATGTCGAAGTGGATTCTACTCAGGTTGTCGGTGACATTGCAGCGATTGCTGAGGTAAAGGCCCACAACCGGAGTGACCAGGACGGGCCGGGGGGCAGCGGGCCGGATTTGTACGACAACCGGCTGATTATGGGCTTACGTTCGACCGAACGAGGCAGCGCATTTTCATCTTACCTGAATGTGTCCAATGAACAAAACCCGTTTGGCGTGACTGTAACGGCGGGGGCAACCACCACCATTGACGCCGATGTGTCAGCGCCCACCGGGTGGCGTGGAACGTTTGCGCCGGCTGGAGTTGAGGCGATGCTCACCAGAATCACCTTTACTTTAGGCCCAACGATTGCCCGCGACTACTACGGGACCTATCACGCTTTTGTGAGGGCCAACCGAACAGCCGGCGCGGCGGCTGATATTGGTATCAGGCTGCAAATATCGGCCGGTTCAGGTGGGGTGATTTACACCACAGAGACAAAGTACCTTCAGACAACGACCATCTTTGAGTTGCTTGATTTTGGGCAGGTATCCATCCCCCCTGCCGGCGTGCTCAAGACAACCGAATTGGGCGACAGTACCGAGATCAGAATCCAGGCCAGCGCCGCCAGTGGTACGCCAGATTTACGGCTGTATGACCTGATTCTAATCCCGGTGGACGAATACGCTATCGATGCGGTTGATAAGGCCAACGAAACAGACAGCGACGTTGGCCGTTCGGGAAGCAAGGATAAATATCTCAACCTCGATAGCCTGACTAACCCAAAGGAAAACATCAGGGCATTGGTCCAGATTTTTGGCAGTGGTTTTGTGACCAGTATCTATGGGCCAATTGCGCCGGGTGAACTATTCCTCCAGGCCAACAAGGAGCAGCGCCTATGGTTCTTGGCGGCTAAAACAAGCGCAACCGGGACGGCGTTTTACTGGATATCCCCCCCTGAGATTAGCCACAGTATCCAAATCCTGAAAAACGAGCGGTACTTAAGCGTAAGGGGGAATCGATGACAACCCCGTCAAGCTTTTCCGAGATTGGCCTTAGCATTAATTATTCTGATCCGCTTTGGAAATCGGGCCGGGTTGGTTTTCTTGGCACCCTGGCCAGCCAGGTCGATTCCTACGATCAAGAGATTACGGCAGTGGGTGGTTATTGGTCCGCGTCTTTCTCGATCAAAGGCCGGCAGCGCCAGATAGAGGACTGGTTTGCTAAAGGGTTGGGCCAGCATATTGAGGTCTATAACCCGGCCCTTGATAAAATTTGGGAAGGTTTTGTTAACCGGGTGTCAATCAAAATCGGGGGGTTGTCGGTTGAGAGGGGTGAATTGGTAGCAGTTGGGAATCGTATCTATGCAGTCTATGCGCCAATTGATACAACTACTACCCCCCCCACAACCGGTATAAGGACGTTAACCAGCGTCGCCAATGACACCGACAGCCAAAATCTTTACAGTATAATCCAAAAAAACTTGGATGCCGGCAAGGAAACAGCAGCCGGGGCCGAACAAATCAGGGATACCTACCTGAAAGAAAACCGCTGGCCGGAAACTAACCAAAGTCTGTCTTTGGGCGGCGGGGCTAGTAATGATATCTCGGTATCAATTGAGTGTGCTGGCTACGTTAAGTTTTTAGAGACGTTCACTTATACTGAGGCGACAACTGGAACCTGGACACTGAGAGAGAAGCTTTTAGATGTTTTGGGCGGTGATCCTAACAGTCTGTTTAGTACCGATTACAGCCAAATTGCAGCCAATACCTTTGCAGTTGACAGATACGAGGATAACACCCCCACCGCCTGGGCGGTCATCAAAAGCATTTTGGCTTATGGGGATACAAGCGACAACCGTTATATTTTCGGAATTTACAACGACCGGCGGGCCTATTATTCGGCTATTCCAACGGCAGAGGAATATGTCCACCGGCTGGCCGACCCGGCCCAAAGTATCCAAACAATAGTAGGCGGCACGGTCAAACCCTGGGATGTCAAGGCCGGCAAGTGGTTATTCATCCCTGATTTTTTAATCGGACAAAGTCAGGCCAGCGACTTAAGACAAGACCCGCGCTATATGTTTATCGAGAGTGCCCGTTACTCTGCCCCCTGGAAACTTGACTTAAAGGGCGGCAAGACTGACAAATTGAGCCAAAAATTAGCCAAGCTTGGGTTAGGTGGACTATGACCACACAATTGTTAAACCAAGAGATGATTGATCTTTTAGCCTCACACTTCCAGGTAAGGCGGGAACCTCAGTTTGCTTTGAATGCGGCTGTTAGCCAGTTTTTAGCTATTCCTGGCCTGGTTGGCTTTTGGCCTATGTCCAGCGTCAAACTAAACGGGAACGCTCGTAATCTAAGCGGTCAAGATTTAACATTAACATATAACGGTAACGGGACTTACAACTATTATAATAATCTCGTACCATATGCCGATCTTGACGGCAACGGGGATTTTTTAACCAGACCTGATGAAGCGGACTTACGTATCTTAGGCACAGAAACAATTTTCGCGGCAGCGGTCCGTGGGCTAACTTTAGGAGGATGGTTTTGGGTAAATGCACTTCCCGTTACACCGGGCACAAATTACGGTTTAATAACAAAGATTGGGGCACCAGGACAATATTCTTATGGATTGTATTTTGTCGATAGTACAAGCCAGGCTAGAATGTTAGTATCTGTTGATGGCACGGCAGTAACTTTGATAAATACCGGTAATCTAACCGGTGGAGCGTGGCATTTTATTGTCGGTCGTTTTATTCCTAGCACATCCCTTTCTATTTCAGCCGATGGAGTGACTACAACAAATGCGGTAGCTACCCCGGCCTCAATATTTAATAGCACAACAGCCCTGCAAATTGGACAAATATTTTTGGCTACGGTTCTCCCCGGCCGGGCTTCGTTTTGTTTCCTATCAGCCAATGCCATAAACAATACCGATATTCTAAATCTCTACAATTCTACAAAGACAATGTTTGGCGTGGTGTAACATTTTTTGCCCCTAACTCAACCGGGTGCTAACTACACCCGGTTTTTTGTTGTCCATTGATGGTTGACAATGATACATTTGTATGATATAATTGAAGGAAATCATATGTTAGCGGAGGCGAGAATGAGTAAGTTGAGAGACGAAATGGACAAGATAGGTTTTGATCTTATCAGTAAGGACAATCCGCGAGTCATCGAAAGCATCAAGGCCCGGCTTTCGACCGGTGGCACGGTGAAAGAAATCGAGAAAGCACTTCGACAAAAGTGGGGGGTTAAAAGCACAACGGTCAACCTGACGGTGTGCGCGGCCTATTACCTGGAAAGTAACCCAGACCTGTTTAAGCAGGCCGCCCAGGACCGCTAACAACGGCCTGGTTATTTTTGATTAACGGAGGTAAAGGGAATGGTAACAGATTTTACAATTGACCTAGCAAGAGCAAAAACACTCGAAGAAATGCAAAAAGTAGCCCGCAATCAAATCCAGTTTGCAATTATGGAACTGGAAGAACGGGCAAAGCGGCTGGCGTCTGTTTTGCCATTGGTTGATGGGGTTAAGGACAGTTTGTCCCATACCCTGGCAATTGCCGAAATCGACCTGGACGGCGACGCCGACAGCCTAACGGCGCTACACATCATATCGGAGAATTATGAGGAACTACGGAATGGGAGCTATTAATGAGCGTTATGAAATTTGACGACTTGGTTATTGCGGATTCCGAGAAAGAGCAAAACTTTCTCAGAATGTGCATATCGGCACCAACAAAGGGCGGCAAAACGTTCACGGCGTTAAGGCTGGCCTTTAGTATTTCAAGTAATATCATTTTAATCGATACCGAGAATGGGCGGGCGTCGTTGTATGACGGCGAATCCGTAGACGGCAAAACCTGGAAATGGAAAACGATCCGTCTCAACCCGCCTTATTCCATTGCCCGTTACCGGGCGGCAATTGAAATGGCCGTCTCATATGGGGCCGATGTTCTCATTGTAGACTCCCTTTCCGATGAATGGGAAGGGGAAGGTGGGGCGCTCGATTGGCATTCTCAGTTAGGGGGGCGGTTTAACGATTGGGCAACAGTTACCCCGGAGCATAACAAACTAATGGACCTGATCGAAAAAGCACCGGTCCATATCATCGCCACAATGAGAAGCAAGATGGACTACCTCATCACTGAGGATGAATCCAGTGGCCGACGAAAGCAGAAGGTCGAGAGGGTTGGTTTGGCTCCGGTTCAGCGGGGGAATGTACCCTATCGGTATGATTTTGAGTTGTCAATGGACCAGGCCCACAACGCTACTTTAGTAACCCGTATGCGGGCTTTGGATGGTTGGCGCGGGAACCGGCCCGGTCCTGAGTTGATGCCCCCAATTATGAGTTGGCTCAATTCCGGGAAGGAATATGCCTGGCTCCCTGATTGGAGTGAGTTTTACCGGATCGTCAAGAATCAAGTGCCGTCATTGATCGCCGGTAAATCGGACAAAGAAGCGGGGGCCTATCTTGGTAAACTTATAAAGGAAGAATTGAGTATTACCGGATGGGAACCTGCCCGCGCCAATGAGGCCAAAGAGTTGCTCCTGTCATTGGAAGCAGAGGCGGCAAGATTGACCAATGAGGCAGAAGCTTTGCCTGTATCGGACACCGAACCAACCGAATAACATTATCACACGGGCTGGCTTGGCAACAGGTTGACCCCGTGTCTTTTTACTGAGGTAAAATGACAAACGACCTAACAATCCTCGCATCAACCCGAACAGTAACCTTTACCCCAACCGGGGCCACAATAACCGGGGCCTGCTCATTTCAAGAATGGTGGGACGCTGCCTGGACGCTAAAACAATTCCAAGACAAGATTGAAACATCCATCGCCTGGTGCTGGGGTGACTTGCTGAACGAGGGCGAGTCTCGCTATGGCGAAAGTTACTCTCAGGCAATGGAATTGACAGGGCGGGATTACCAGACTGTAGCCAACTGGAAATGGGTTGCAGGCCAGTACCCCAAAGATGAAAGGGAATTGCAGGGCTTAAAATTTACGCATTACTTAAAAGCCTTGAAGATAAAAGACCCGGTTGAACGGTGGAAAGTGTTAGTACACGCATCCGAGAATGGCCTGAGAGGTAAAGCCTTTGATGCGCTTTTACCTACAAGAAATGAAGTCTTACTGGCAACAACCGATGACCGGATATTTGATCTACAACAGGCCAACCACCAACTACAACAGGAGAATCTAGCCAATCTTGCCCGGCTTGCCGAATACGAACAGGCCGGGCAAGAACTGCAAGCGATGCTACCAGAACTACCCGCCGAAGCAGCCCGGATAGTCGAACGGGCCGTCTCAACATTCCAACGACCGGCAACCGGTCAACTGTTTGACCTGCTCAATTCATTACTCGATTTGTGGCAGATTGGGCGGGTGAAAGAACTAAACCTAATCCTTGACGAATTGCTGAGGATTAGAGACGGTGGACTTTCTGCTCAAGCAGAAAATGTGCTCATCGTCAACGTGGGCGAAAGGCGGTTGACAATCAAGCGGTAGCAAAAGACCCGGCGGGGGAAAAATAACGCCGGGTCTCTCGCGGAGGGAAAAGGTACAAGGCTCCCCCATAATGTACCACACATTTATAGATTATGCAACAAGCGGAGGAAAAATGCCAGAATATGTAGCAGTATCAATTATAGCAATAGTGGCTCTGTTGTTAATTGTTAGTTGTGCAATTGCTTGGGGGGATAAATGACACCGGGAACCAAGGTTTGCCTACATTGTCCACTATCGGAAATCATATGCGAGACGAGTCAGGAAAACGAGTCGTTCCTGAAGGAATTTCTTTACCCGCCTCGGTGTTTGCGTGATTACGCCATATGGCGACTTCGGCAAACACCAATGGTTGCCTTAAAAAAGGCAGACAGGATAGTTAGCAGTGTCATCGTCATTGTTAAAGGCGAACAGGTCATCGACGTTGAAAAGTACAAGCTTGAATTGTCAAAAATCGCACAAGGTGAGGTAAAAAATGAGCAAGTCACAGCTTGAATACGCATTACAATGCGAAGTGGCAAAATATCTGAGAGAACACTACCCAGGTGTATTGTTCCATTCTGACCTGAGCGGCATCCGATTGACAATCGGTCAGGCCAAAAAGGCTAAGGCGATTCAGGAAAGCCGGGGCTATCCTGATTTGTTCATTGCCGTTGCAAGACGGGGCTATCACGGCTTATTCTGTGAGCTAAAAATAAACAGTGACGAAGCTTATACAAAAACCTGGCAGCTTCGAAAAGATCAGCACATACAAGAGCAACAGGTTATTCTTAACCGGCTTATTGCCGAGGGATATTTTGCTATTTTTGTTTGCGGCTTTGATGAAGTGAAAAAAGCAATAGATTGGTATTTAGGAGAAGGACAGTGACCCCATTAACCGTTCAAAGAGCAATCAGCCAACTGCGCCGGGACCGTTTTGAACTGGCGTGTAGTATCCCCGTTCGGGCATTGGCAGATGATGACCCGGTTGTGATCGAATTGTATGCCAAATTACAACAAATTGACGAGTCGTTGTCCGAACTCGACCAAATGTATAATGACCTGATTTATGCCGATGTCCTGGGCAAACAAGGGGCGGCGGCGGTGATTGAAGCTTGCAGAATAATAAGAGAGGCTAAACCGTGACTTATAAACCAGATCGTTATCAGCTTATCGCCCTTCGGACCTGGCAAACAACCGGGGATCGTGATATGGACATCCTCCACGCGCTCTTGGGCCTGGCCGGTGAAGCGGGGGAGATCGTTGACCAATACAAGAAGCACTTGTTCAAGACAGGCCGGCGGTGTAGCCGGGCGCAATTCTTGGACGAATTGGGCGACCTGTTTTACTATATCCGCATTGTGGCCCATCTTAACGGTCTAGCGATAGCCGATATAGGGATAGACAGTGACGATCCACTGAGTCTAACCGAACTGGAAACAATCACCGGGATAAATGCAACAACGGCTACGCTGTTGCTTAAATGGGTCACTGATGCAAAGATGGATATCCACATATTACTCGCTGTTTATCTTGGCCTAATCGTCCGACTCTCGCAACTGGATTGCAGCCTTGACGTATTGACCGAACTCAACCGGATTAAACTTGAGGACTGCCACGGGTGGACCATTGACAAACAGATTGAGCCGTGATAAACTAGTCCTGGGTATTGACTAATGACCACTTGTATGATAAAATTAAAGTAATCAGTTAGTTACCTCCGAGGGGTTTGGCGACCCGTGGAAGGGGTGACTATATAAAGGACTTTAGCGTGACACAGCTACAACGTACCCGATTAAATAAAAGAGCCTTTTACGTAGGCCGGCCTCCAAACATCTTAGGTGACGCCAAAACACTTAAGACCGCTAGAGTCCGGGCCGGTTTACGTAAAGGGCTTTTTTTGTTGCTTAGTGGAGGTGAAATGAAAGAGCAAATAAAACCTTTGCCGACCAAGAAGATCAATCAGCCGGATGATTACTTAAAATCCCCATCTGAACTCAAATGCCGGACAATTGGAGGGGAGAGGATTGTGATGAGAAAGACAGGGATAACAGCGCCATGCTACCCAGAACGGGCGGTATATGCCAAGCGTATCAGTCAGGTTTCTTTTGACACCGACAAAAACTGTTACGTTTTTGATGGCGGCTTTCTCTGGCCGGCCCGCGAATGGCACCAATTTTTTAGGGATAATAAACAAACGCCAGGGCAGGCATTATAACTAGCGGAGGGTAAAATGGACGAAAAACTCAAAGAAGTTATGGCGCAGCTTTACCGGGAACAATCCCGGCTGATTGAAGAGCAAGACTCGGCCCTGGCCGCAATAACGGCTATAGCCGACAACCCAGCCGTTAAGCCTATGTTGGTAATGCACTTGCGTGAATCCGTTCGCCGGTTTTACAAGCCGGAGTTTGAGCAGGTGGACATATCGTTAAAGGTTCTTGAGTATTTACGGGGGTAAAATGGATTACACAATTGTGGTAGAAAAGGACCCGATTAAGTTTCAGGAAAAGGTTCTTGCCTTGCTGGCAGACGGATGGGAATTACAAGGCGGCGTCTCGGTTGCCTTGTCGGAGAGTGACGATTTTAAGTATATCATTTTTACCCAGGCGTTGATAAAGAAGGCTTTTGGTATAAGTAAGCGAGGGAGGTGATAAAATGACTGAAAGGTTTTCGTTAAAGATTGCGAATTACATTTCGGATCAGTTGTCCGAGATGACCATAGAGGAACTGGAGCAGGTTCGGATTGATTGCAGCCGACTTACTGACACAAATTGTGATTGGCGAGAGTACACATTAGCGCCGTATATCAAAGGCCGTGCTATGGCGCATATTAATCTTAAACGCGGATAGATGGAACCGGAGGTAATAAAATGACCTGGCAAGACGCTACACCGGTAACTGACCGGCTCCATTCGTTGATCGACAAGTGGGACACGAAAGCTTCCCGCCTTGAAGACTTACTCTGTTGCGCCGGCGAATGGCGCAATCAGGAAGCTAAAACGACAGCCGAAACATTACAGTTTTGTTCCCGCGCTCTGAGGAAAGAAATAGCCGGTATGCCGTACACCGAACCTGAACCGGACTTCACTGACTATGACGACAACTCCGAACCGACTGAATATCAGTGGCGCTCAGGCCAAGAGGCGCTAGAACAATTCCGGCGGGATCGTGATGCTGATTTAAGCTGGCGGATGGATTGAGGCGAAAACAAGTTACGTCGAAAGTTGAGGAGATAAAATGGGACTCTTACAGGCACTAACTATTTTTGATTGGATATCACCGCTTTTTGAAACCGTCGAAGAGGTTGTTAAGGTTGCATCAAACGGCGGCGATACCGGCTGGTCGTTTTTTTACGACAACAGAGGCAGACGAACTCAGGCCGAAGCCGTTCTACAGGCTGCCGGTATCCACTACTGGAACGCCGAAACAATTTGGGACGGGTCAAGCTGGCTAACTGTTCTGACAGAGGATAAAGACCGGGCTACGCTGGCCTTATCCCAGGCGGGTTTGTAGTGAGGATTAAATGAACACTTTGCAATTAAACGATGATGAATTTTGTCAGATTTTAGGCGCGTTGTTTGAGGAATGGGATCGCCTCACGAATGAGTTGTCAGTCGGCCCCAGTGATGACAATCCAGGCTACGAGGAAGACGCTTTGCTTTGGGCGATCCGAGATAATCAAACCCTGCTTACCAAGCTGGTCGAGATGCGGCCGGATTATAGGTATCTAGTCGCTGATGCTATCAAAAGATTGGTGTAATAGATGCGACTTTGGCACAAATCCCTGATCGACTCCCTTCCACCCCTACAGCTACTAGGCCAACATCGGGAATGTTGCGCCCTACGCGGGGCCGACTGGGGGCGGAAACATAGTACTGTCAATTATGTCTTGACCATCCGCGCTCTTGGCTGGTCCGGTATCATCTGCTTGTGGTAAGGGAGATGGGATACAGAGGATACCGGGTTGATCCATTATGGCTTGATCCAACCTACCGGGGGCAGCGGCTTGGTCACCAGGCGATTGATGCCGAATTATCGGAAGCGCAAGACTACCCAGAGCACAATGAGGCGTACCTTGTGGAGTGCCTTGAGAACCTAAAAGGTAAAGGAATAAATCTGCAAATTGGAGGCAAAAATGAAAGTTATTGCTTTGTTTGACGAAATCAGAGAAACCGATAGGGAGGGAGAATACCGTGTTCCCAAACGCGACTCGGTTTCTACCGGAAAATTAACATTACCCGATGGCGCAACTGTAGACTATACCCGTTACGTCAACCGGGTTGGATATGCGCTTGACCCACGATCTTACACTAAAGAGGAATGGGAAGCGGCCGGCCTGGAAATCGTTTGCAAAAATAGCGGCTTAGATGAAGAAACGGTTAAAACGGTTCTCAAAGAATTGAATCTCCACTCACCTTACAAAGGTGTCCGAGGCCAGATTTATACAAAGCTTGTTGGTGACAAGGCGAATGATTTTATCAGGTCGATGTGGTTTAAGGACTTCAAGCCAGGTCATTCGACCAACCGGCAAACCTGGCGAGGTGTAATTATTGGTCGGTGCAGAAAGTGGACCGGAAAATACTATCACGGCCATACTTACGGCGCGTGGTGGCAAGGAGACACAGAATATGATCCCCCTATGCTTGACGGGGTAAATCAAAATCTGTATCTCGTTAAAAACTACGACAACGGGATAACCTATATGGTCCACCCTGGTGATATTACCTCATTTGGATGATGAATAGCAGAGGACGCATTCGATGACATCACCCCATTCACCAACGCCTGATTTTTGATTGATTGGAGGACAAATGGACGCAATGACGCTTAAATCTGCCCTGTTTTACCACAACGAGGGGTTGTGCGTAATCCCGGTAGAATACCAGGGTAAAAAGCCAGCCCTTCCCACCTGGGAAGAATATCATACACGGTGTAGCACCGAAAAAGAAGTCTACGGGTGGTTTGGGAACGGGCATCAGTATAATATCGGGATATCACACGGTGAGGTGAGCGGGAACTATGTCGCCCTGGACATCGACCACGACGCCGGTATTTTTGATTCACTGAAGCTTATTCACCCGTATTTGTTCGCTGGCCGGGTCGAGCAGTCTGGGAGCGGGGAGGGCTATCACATCCCGCTAAGGCTTAACCAGATGCCTGACTTTGGGCAGGACCAAAAGCAAGGCCGCCCGCGTGGTAATCGTACCTGGAAGTCTGACTTAGGAGTGGTTAATATCCGCGCCAGGTTTTGCCAGACAGTTGCACCACCCTCAGTACATCCAACAGGCAAACGTTACCGGTTTGTCCAAAAGGGATCGTTAACAGTTGTTGAGTCACTTGATCCACTTATCGACTGGCTGGACCAATTGTCACCCCCGCCTATGCCACAGCAAAAGAGAGAGTTACCACCCCGGCCAGCAACGACAACCGATGACCTGCTATCAGCCGTTAAGCAAATCTGGTCAGATGTGGTACAGGTATTCACAGAGTTTAACAAGGCCAATGAAATCGAGGAAATAAACGGCGAGTTAAAGCTGAGGGGGAACGGCGGGCTATACGTGACAATGGACCGGCAGCAGTGGTACAGCTTCCGTGATGAATTCGGCGGCGGTGTGTTTGAAGCCTGGGGCTACTGCCGGCACGGCAGCAGCTATGACAAACACGATCACTTCCGGGGGGTACTGCTCGAAATGGCAGAGGCGGCCGGTATCAGTTTAGCACCACCGCCTACTAAGACAGTTGAACCACCAAAACCGCAAACCGCTGACTATTGGAGCAATCAATACCCAAATTACTGGGCAAAAATGCGGGTGCCGTTTTGATAGGCCCATATAAAGTAAACAGCATTATAACCGGTGATGCCCTGTTTCTTAGTGCATCTATACCGCGTTCAACAGTTAAGTTAATTTTAACCGATCCTCCATATCCAGATTATCTTACTGATAAATACAAGTACAAACCACAAGGGATAGACTTCTTAAAAGATTTTAGTTGTAAGCAGTTTGTTTTTTGGTCTGCAAAACAGCAATTTCCGTTAAGTTACTCAGCTATCCATATTTGGGACAAAAAGACCGGGGCAGGATCGATGTATGAGCGAATATTTGAGAGAAACGGGAATGAAATATATAAGGTTTACAGGCACTACTTAATAAATTCAACCGTTGCGGCAAACTTTACCGGAGATGTTTTTACAGGACACCCATCACAAAAGCCGGCCGCTCTGATTAAAGAAATATTACTAGAGAATACATCTGTAGGTGACTTAGTTATTGACTTTTTTTGTGGAAGCGGGACGGTTCCGGCTGTATGTAAAACACTTGGACGGAATTATCTTGCTTTTGAGATAGACCCAGAAGTGGCAGACAAGGCAAGGGACAGAGTAAAGAACACGCAACCACCACTATTTATACCAGAACAAATACAAGAACCTCTTTTTTAGTTGACTTAAGAACAAAGGTGTAGTATAATGAGTAGTCAAATCAGTGACCGAGTGATAGGTCACAACCGCAACGGGTTTGGCAACCCGTGATTTACGCGGCGAAGCAGGAAGAAAGTTAACCTTGAGTTTTTTGTCTCAGGTGGTCGTTAGGCGCTTTGCCTGCCAAGCAAAGTCCTTCCTGCCGCCTCACGCCGCCTGAGACAAGGGACGCAAGGTTTTTTATTTACCTCAATAGCACAGGAGTTTTTTTATGTTTAAAAAGTTAATCAAATTGGCTAAAGCAATCCTTTGCCCATACTGCCACAGTTCCAATGTGGTCGGCGGCAGGGGATGGTATGAATGCTTAGACTGTGAAAGGAGTTTTCCAGGACCATGAGCAAGATCGGGGCCAAGATACGACTACAGACGGCTTTTATGTTAGCCCGTGATATCCGTGCATACCGGGCCGGTGATGTTTCCCGGTTTGACCGAATGGTTGACGCCAGGGGTAAGGGTCTGATGAAATTAGATGACGCTATTAAAAACGTGGTTGACTTGTGCGGGGCGGTGGCCAGTTGTTACCCGATGACAAGTCGAATACTTCAGGAGTGGGTGCTAAAATGAGCGTTAAAATAATGGGCATCGTTTGGGACTGTGATTTACCCAGGAATGAGAAGTATATTCTCTTGGCCTACGCCGACCATGCCGACCACGAGGGGGGAAGTATCTTCCCGTCGGTCGGTCGGGTTGCTTGGAAAACAGGCTACAACGAACGAATGGTTCAGCGTATTACCCAGGGATTGATAACAAAAGGGGTCCTGGTTAAGGACGGAACAAGCAAATATAGCACGAATTTATACCGAATCGATGTAGAAAAACTACCGGTCAGACCGGACTACAATGTAGAAAATGTCACCCC